TCGAGACCGTGCCGGGAGCTGGATCTGGATTCGTCATGATCCTGGTTCAGATGACTCCCGAGGTCGTGCGCGAGGTCATCGGTCTGGAGCTTCAGACCCTCCAGTGGGAGACGGAGGGTGGCCTCGAGATCCACTACAAGGTTATGTGTGTCATGGTGCCGCAGCTCCGGAAGGACTTCTATGGCAACACTGGCATCGTTCACGGCGCCTGATCGCTCAGGTCAGCTTGGTTGGATTGGTGTGTGAGAATCCGATCCGTTCGCCTGGGTGCGAGAGAGCATGCGCCCAGGCGGGCGGGGAGGATCGATCCCGCTGATCCAACTCTTCAGTAACAACAAACCAAATACAAGGAACACCATGTCTAAGCTCTTCAGGGTAATTGAGGGTTCCCACTTCGAGGGGAACGTGGAATACACGAAGGATCAGGTCGTCGAGTCGTCTCGAAACCTGGTCGACGTCTTTCCGGGCAAGTTCGTCGAGATCAGCGCGCAGATCGTTCAACCGATGGGAGTCACGCCGCCGGTCTCAGTAGTCGACAAGATCAGGCAAGTCGACGTTCAGGCAACACAGTCCCCAGCTTCTGTCGTTGCCCCAGTCGTCGAACAAGGCGACGAGTCTGCAGCGCATCCCTACGGCGCAGACGTCACGTCGCAATTCAAGATCGCCAGACGGGCGAAGCTCACCGTGCGCAAGCGCGGGGGCAAGTTCTTTGTCTTCGAGTCGTCGGACGACGACGCACCGCTCAACAAAAAGGGCCTGGCCTCGATTGCAGTCGAGTCGTTTGTCGAGGATCACGTTGACGGCTCCGATTGAGTCACAACTCCTGCACGCATCTTGCCCATGAAGCGCCAAAAGCAACATTGGTTGCCGAAGCCTGAGTGGATGGGGATGGACGCGTTCGTCCTGGGGGGAGGACCGTCTCTTTGCTCATTCGACTTCAGCACGCTTCATGGGCGATGCGTCGTGGGTTGCAACGCTGCATTCCTACTCGGTGTCGACGTTTGCTCGATCTGCTTCTTCTCCGATCCCGGGTTTCTCCAGACGTTCGAGTCGCAACTCTGTGAATACGGTGGCCGCGTTGTGACGAACAGTGAGGAGGTCTACACACCATGGGTGCTTTCGATGCCACGCGAGGAAATTGGGTTGTGGCACGATCGCATTGGCTTTGGCTACAACTCCGGATGCGGCGCGATCAATCTCGCACTGATCCTGGGCGCCCGCCGGGTGTTTTTGCTGGGAATCGACGGACACTCGTGTGGCTTGCGCTCCCATTGGCACGGTCTCTATGGACACACTGCACCAGAGCCAGACGTCTATGATCAATTCCGAAAGGGATTCGATGCCGTCGCGCGCGATTTGCCCCACAAGTTTCCTGGCCGAGAGATCATCAACCTGAATCCCGACTCGTCTGTGAGGTGTTTCCCATTCGGAGACATCGAACAGGTCTTGTTCAGCGAAATCGCCGTATGAGCTTCCGCACTACAGCTTCCGCAATTCGTGGCATTGTCGAGGTCGACGCAGAATTCATTGATGCTTCTCTTGTCCCGTTCATCGAGTCGGCGTCGGCGATCGTTGACGACGTGCTCGCAGATCAGGACTTGAGCGACCTCAGGCTTGAGTTGATCGAGCGATGGCTCGCTGCACACTTCTACGTCCTGCGCGACCCACGGAGAAAGTCAGAGACAGTTGGACCGATCACCCAGACGCTCGAAATGGGCAAGACGGGCCTGCACTTGCAAGCGACCCAATATGGGCAGACTGCCATGCTCCTGGACAGCACTGGCAGCCTCGCGCAATACAACGCGAATCTCGAAACGCCGGCGCACCGACTCACAGTTGGTGTCCGATACTTGGGCAAGGTCCCTGACACGAGCGAGCTGGCAACATGAGCTTGATCAGCAAAGTCAGGCGGCAGCCTGCGCTCTGGTTCAGACGGAGTGGTGTCGATGTTTATGGCAGCCCGACGTTCGATCAGCCCGTTGAGATCGTTTGTCGTTGGGATGACACTACCGAGAACATTGTCGCCGCTGACGGAGAGCAACGCGCCTCGCGCGCCATCGTCATGGTCGACCGGCTCGTCTCGGTTGGTGACCTGTTGCTGCTTGTCGAGACGATCACGCTTCATGACACGGAGCTGAACTACCTTCAGTATTTCAGCGGCAACGATCAAGCGTGGGCGATGCGAACCAATCGCGGGTGCGGCGAAGTCATCAAGGTCGAGGTGACGCCGAACATGCGAAACACGGAGAGCCTGATTCGGGCTTACATCTGATGGCTGACATGAGCAATCTGGTGGGTCTCGACGAGGTGATCACAAACCTTGAAAAGCAGTTCAAGATGCACGAGCAGGGCTGCGAGCGTGGACTTGTCCGTGCTGGGTTGCTCATTCAGCGTGACGCACAGAAACGGGTGCCCGTCGAATATGGCGAACTAAAGAGACACATCGGGTCGAACAAGGTGAGTGGTAACGGATTCTTCACCATCGTTCGGATTGACTCACTCGCGCTCTATTCGCTCTGGGTTCATGAGATGATCAACCCGAAGACGATGGGCATGGGCGTTGAACGACCCAGTGGTCTTGGTGTCTTTTGGGGCCCGCACGGTCAACCAAAGTTCCTCGAGAACGCCGCCCAATCGAACAAGGTCGAGGCCGTCGCGATCGTCCGCGCAGCCATGCTGGGCGCGAGCTTCGATACCAAGATCAACACGCCGGGCGGCAACCTGAACATCTCGGGTGAGATGATCTGACCATGATGAAACACAGTCCAGCACTCATCGTCAGAAGGCTCCTCATCGACGAGGACGCCGTTGCCTCATCTGTCGCGAGCGACGCAAGCTGGCCTTGTTTCGTCTCGCAGCTTCCGGACGAGCCCGACAACGCCATTGCGCTGTTCGACCTCGACGCGTTGAACTCGATCAGGCTGATGAACGGCACCTTTGTATCGTTGCCGTCAATACAGGTGCGCTTGCGCTCGCGCTCGCACGAGGAAGGTTGGAGCAAGATGCTCAACATCTGCACCGTGCTTGGCGAGAGCATCGTCGTCGAGGTCGAGCTGGACACGTCATCGTATCTGCTCAACAACTTCGTCCGCCGATCCGGCATCTTCAATCTCGGGCGCGAAGACGAGGGCAAGCGTCGCTACTTTTTCACGGCATCTTTCATGGTGCCAATCACTGAAACAACCTAACCTACTGAAAGCAAAATGTCCAGAATGACCGATGGTTTCTCAACGAAGATCAGTTTCGCATCTGATCCCACCGTCCTGTTCTACGAGGTCGGCGTCACGCCTCCCAGCATCATGGGCGGCGGCACGAACGACACGACGAACATGCACAACACATCGTGGCGCACGATCGCACCGAAGAAGCTCAAGAGTCTTGGGCAAGCGGCGGCAACGGTGCACTACGATCCCGCCGTGTATGGCGACATCGTGAACCTGATCAACGTCAACAACCTGATCACGATCACGTTCCCAGACTCGACCACGCTGAAGTTCTTCGGCTGGCTTGAGTCGTTCACTCCCAACGAGAGCGTTGAAGGTGCGACGCCGACGGCTGCGGTCGTCATCCAGTGCTCCAACACGAACGCGAGCGGTGCAGAGAGTGCGCCCACGTTCGCGACGAGTGCCTAAACCTGACAGATCCTGGGCCTGGGCGCGCTTGATCCATACAACCACGCGCCTGGGCGCCCAGGAACATCAGGAACAAGCCAGGACTGGTCAGTCCTGGCAGTCTTTTTCATCAATCAAGCAACGAAAGAACACACCGTGAAGACTCTGACACTTACACTGAAGAAAAAGAGCATGCCAGTCGAAATCGACGGCACCGCCTACACGCTTGAGGAGCTGTCTGGAATCGAGCGTGACACATACATGGAAGACATGGGCGCGCGGATTCAACTCGACGCGAATGGCAAGCCCATGGCATCGAGCAAGCTCGCTGGCATGCAGTCGTTCCTCGTCTCGATGAGCCTGCGCTCGCCCGATGGCACCAGAGTGTCACAGAACATCGTCAACGACTGGCCGGCAAGCACGGTGCAAGCCCTCTACGATGCAGCGCAGGACATCAGCTCATTGCGCCCTCAGGGAGCCGATGAGGGAAACGACTCTCAGGCGAGCGGCTGATCTGGTTCCGTCTCGCCTGGAAACTTGGCTGTCCACTGCAAGAGCTTCAACAGAGAACGACCAGCAGCGAGTTCGCCGAATGGGTTGAGTTCTTGGAGCAGCACGAGCCAGATGAAGTCACGAAAGAGCATCACTACTTGGCGCAAATCGCGGCGGAAGTCCGTCGCGGGTGGGTAAAGAAGCCATCGTCGGTCAAGCAGAGCGATTTCATACTGAAGTTTCAGGGAAGGAAAAAGAGTAGTAGGAAAAAGAATACACGCACGGAACCTGAGACATCCAAGACGATCTGGCTCGCGTTCGCGGGCATCACGCAGCCGAAGAAAAGCACATGAACGAACAAGTTGGCAATCCCGGTGATCTTGGCACCCTGTTGCTCCACCTGCGTGCGAACACGGCGCAGTACCAGCGCGCCCTGAGTGACGCACGGTCAACGACCCGTTCGACGGCGACCGTCCTGGCGCAACACATGAAGATGATGGGGGCAGCCGTTACAGCTGCCTTCACGACGATTGCCGCAGTGAGCGTCCGGGCGTTCGCTTCGTTTGAGAATGAGATGGTGAAGTCGACCGCGATCATGGGTGACCTGAACGCGTCAATGCGCAAGGAGATGGAGCTCACCGCCCGGCAGATCGCGACAAACAGCGTCACGAGCGCGGACGAGCTGGCAAAGAGTTACTACTACCTAGCGTCCGCCGGCTTGAGCGCGGAAGCGAGCATTGCCGCGCTTGGCGCTGTCGAGAAGTTCGCCGTTGCCGGTGCGTTCGACATGGCGCGTGCGACCGACCTGCTCACCGACGCGCAGAGCGCACTCGGCATGAGCAGCAAGGACGCAGCTGTGAACTTGCGCGAGATGGTTCGGTTGAGCGACGTCCTGATGAAGGCGAACGTGCTCGCGAACGCGTCGACAGAGCAGTTCTCGATCGCGTTGACAGCGAAGGCAGGTTCTGCACTGCGCAACGTCAACAAGGACGTTGAGGAGGGCGTTGCCGTGCTCGCTGCTTACGCCGATCAAGGCATCAAGGCGGAGCTCGCTGGCGAGCGTCTGTCGATCATGTTGCGTGACTTGCAGACGGCGAACCTGACGAACCGTGGTGAGTGGGATCGTCTCAGCCTGAGTGTCTACGATTCACACGGTGCAATGTTGCCGCTCGTTGACATCATCAAGCAACTTGAGACGAGGCTTGGTCCGATGTCGACCGAGATGAAGAAGTCGACGCTTGAGCTGTTGGGCTTCAACGATCGCAGCGTCATGGCGGTGCAGTCGTTGTTTGGCTTCAGCGACAAGATCAGGGGCATCGAGGTTGAGCTTCGTCGGGCTGGCAACACGACTCGGGATGTAGCGGATCGTCAACTACAGTCCTTCAGCAACCAGATGACCATCCTGAAGAACAGGGTCAGGGATGTGTTCCTGACCATCGGCGAGTCGCTTGTGCCGATTCTGAAGGTGTTCATCGGTCAGATTGACGGAGCCTACAAGTCGACTGAGGGCTTCTCAAATCAAGTCCAACAGCTTGGTGATTGGTTTCATGATACGTCGATCAAGATCATTGCGGCGTTTGAGTTCATGAAGCATGGCTTGGACGCGTTCGTCCAAGGCTTCCGATTGGGCTGGCTCTTGATCGCCGAGGGCGTGATGATCGCGATGGAGAAGGTCATCAAGTATGCCGCTGACGCCCCGCTCAAGGCCACCACGAGCATTGCAAATGCCGTCGTGGGTGTGTGGAACACCTCGCTGCGCGTGATGACCGACGCGCTCAACGCGAGCGTCACCGCGGCCGAGACCTACGTCAACACGATCGTTGGCATCTACGATCGCTTCCTACCGGGCAAGTTTGGCAAAGTCGAGTTTGGGCGCTTTGAAGCACCGGAAATTGGCAAGATCGAGCCACCCAATTTCCGCGGGTTCCTTGACGAACTTGACGCGATGAGGGGTGCAGTATCAGAAACGCGAAAGGAAGTCGTGGCTGAGCTGGAAAAGCTCTCCAACGTCAATCCATGGGCCACTGCGATGTCGAAGCTTGATCAGACGCAGCAGGTGCGTGAGGCCGATCGAGCGACAACGAAGGCGATGAAGTCGCTTTCCGAATACTTCGCCGAGTTCGACAAGCAGATTGAGGAGAGCCCGCACCGCAAGGCGCTGGCCGAGCTTCGCAAATACTTCGACAACCTCGACATGCTCATGGAGGGCGTTCGCGAGAAGCCGCTCGTTACTCCGCAGATGCGCGAGTTTGAGAACTTCATGTCCAGCCCGTTGACACAGGCGATGGAAGCGATTGCGAAGTTTGACGAGCTGCTTGCCGAGAACCAAATCTCCGCCGAGCAATACGCCGTCGCCGTCAAGTATGCGCTTGAGCAGGCAAGCGAGCTGTTCGCGCCTGTCGCGCCGACTGGGATCGCCGAAGTCGATCAAATGGCGACGTTTCTCGACCAGCAACGGCTGCTTGAGGAGAGCCACAATCGGCAGATCGCCGAGATTGAGAGCTTCTACGAGCGCAAGCGCGAGCTTGGGCAGATGACCGAGGAGTTGGAGCGTCAGCGCCTTGAACGACTCGCGCAAGCCGAAGAGGGATTCACGAAGCGCACGGAGGCCTTTCAGTTCCAGCGCCAACAGCTCATCTTGCAGACTGCGCAGGCCACATTTGCGTCACTCGCTGATGCGGCGCGGGACTTTGCTGGTGAACAGTCTGGCGTTTACAAGGCGATGTTTGCCATCTCGAAAGCGTTCGCGATCGCCGAGTCGATCGTCGCGATTCAAACCGGCATCGCGAAGGCGTCGAGCCTTCAGTTCCCGCTCAATCTCGCCGCGATGGCGAGCGTTGCCGCCGCGACTGCTTCGCTCGTGTCGAACATCATGGCGGTGAGCCTGAGCTTTGAGGGCGGTGGCTTGACGCCCGTTGGCTCGCGGAGCGGCGGGCTAGATGGCCGTGGTGGCTTCACCGCGATTCTGCACCCGAACGAGAAAGTGGTCGACTTGACGCAGGAGCGGGACGAGCGTCAGGAAGCTTCGTATCTAAACATCACATACAACATTGAGTCCGGAGTCACGCGCAACGAGCTGGCGCCAATTCTTGAGGTGCACGCCCGCCGGGTGAAGGGCGAGATAAGCGACGCACTGCGGCGTGGCGGCTCAGCAGCTCGTCAATTCACGCAACGATAGACGCCCATGTCCTTGTCCTATCCACTCACGATGCCGAGCACGCACGGCTTGCGCAGCCTGTTCATGTATCCACGCTCGATCGTCGGCATCAACGTCTCCGAGTTCACTGGGCAGCAGCAAGTATATGCCCACGCCGGCCAGTGGTGGGAGGCGTCAGGCGAGCTGCAAAGATTGCCGAGAGAAGACGCAGCGCCGTGGATCGCCTTCTTCACCGCGCTCCACGGGCGGTATGGCACTTTCTACTTGAGCGACCCGCTTGGCGCGAGCCCACGCGGTGCCATCTCTGGCTCAGTCACGGTGGGCAGCGGCGCGAGCCGGGGCAGCACGACATTGCCGCTGTCTGGTGGTATCGGTAGTTTTGCTGTCGGTGACTGGCTGCAAGTTGGCACCAGTCTACACTTGGTGGTGCAGGTCAACTCGGGCTCGGTCGACGTGTTCCCCAAGCTTCGCGCCAGCCACGCGCAAGGCACGGCGGTTGTCTACACCAACGCCAAGGGAGTATTTCGGCTGAAAGAAGCCGTGCCGTTCTTCGCACGAGATGACAAGCTCTACGATGGGTTGGTCTTTGAGGCAATCGAGGTGATCACATGAGCAGAAGCTTGACCAGTGCGGTTCAGACGCAGGCGGCGGCCAGCCAACAAACGCTTGTATTGTTGGCGGAACTACTATTCGACAGCGGGGCCGTCAGGGTGTGGACTGGCGTGGGCTCGTTGAGTTGGAACAGCTACACGTGGTCCGGCACCGGCCTGCTCGGAACTGTCTCACCGCCCAACGAGTCGGTTGACGTGCGGGCGACCAACATTCAGCTCCGTCTCTCAGGCATTCCGAGTGAGTTGTTGTCCGTTGTGCTTGGTGAGCAGTATCAGGGACGTCCAGCGACAATCTGGCAGGCCTATCTCGACGCAAACGGCGCGATCGTCGCCGACCCGTTCATTCTCTTTCAAGGCAGGATGGACACCTGCGAGGTGCACGAGTCCGGCAGCACTTGCTCGGTGAGCATCAGCGCCGAGTCGCATCTCGTCAGCTTGCGCCGCACGGTTGAGCGTCGATACACCGACGAAGACCAGAAAGAGCAGTTCGCTGGCGATCGTGGGCTGGAGTTCATCGCCGCCTTGCAGACGAAGGAGGTCGTGTGGGGAGGCAAGTCGATCCCATCACCAACGACTGATGGCGGGACAGGAACGGGCACAGGCGGCCGTGTGATCGAGGACCCATGGCTTGATGAGGAAGAACCATGAACTTGAGACGTGACCAAGTGCTGCTTCTGTTTGAGCGCAGCAAACGCCTTGTCCCATTCCAATGGGGCATCAACGACTGTTGCCTCTTCGCGGCTGATTGGGTCTACATGCTGACTGGCGTTGACCCAGCGGCGAAGTGGCGCGGTGAATACAGTAACGCGCTTGAGGCTGCGCGACTCGCCGCTGACTACGGGGGTGTGATCGGGCTTGTCACTGCTGCTGGCAATTGGACAGCACAAGAGCCAACGGCAGCGCGTCGCGGCGATCTTGTCTTGATTCCTGCACCGACGTTTGGTTCCGCCGTCGGGGTGTGCGCCGGTTCGTATCTTCTCATCCCGGGCGAGTCTGGCCTGCTCACTGTCTCGATGGAGCAGGCCACCAACTCTTGGAGAATTGACTGATGCCACAAGCTGCTGCTGCTGTCGTTGCTTACGTCGTTTCATTCGGAGCGACCACCACGCTCGCCGCACTCACGACGGCTCAGATCGTGACGTTTGCTGTCGTGAGCGGATTGTCCGCGCTCACGGTGGTGCAAGGCTTGAAGGCGCGCCGTTTGGCTGCCGGCGTGAAAGATCGAGATGGTGGTCGAAAGATGATGATCCGCGATCCGATCGCACCGCGTGAGCTGGTGTATGGAACTGTGCGCAAGTCCGGCCCGGTTGCCTTCATGCACACGACCGGCACGACGAATGAGTGGCTGCATCTGGTCATTCTGCTCGCCGGTCACAAGGTTGCCGCGATCAACGACATCTTCTTCGGTGATGAGCTTGTGCCGCTCGATGGCAGCGGCAACGCCACTGGTCGTCTTGCTGGCTTCGCGACAGTAAAGAAGCACCTGGGAGACGACAATCAGACCGCCGACACCGACTTGATCGCAGCCGCACCGGGATTGTGGACAAGCGATCATCGTTTGCGCGGTGTGGCTTACCTGTATGTAAAGCTCAAATACGATGCTGACCGTTACCCCAACGGCCTGCCCAACATCTCGGCCAACGTCGACGGGCTTGAGGTTTACGACCCACGGGATGCTGGCACGCGGCACACGACCAACCCTGCTCTTGTTCTGCGAGACTACCTGACGAGAACCAAGCTTGGTCCGAAGTTCCCTACGTCAAGCATTGACGACACCGAGCTGGCGGCGTCGGCGAACATCAGCGACGAGTCGATTGGACTCAATGGTGGGTTCACCCGCACTTGCGACATGGAGAGCGGGAACAAGCACATTGGCTGCACCGACCTGTCAAACGTCCACATCGGCCAACGAATCTCTGGCACTGGTATTCCCGTTGGCACGATCATCGTTGCCATCCACAACGTGCCGGACCTGACGTTCTTCACTGTCAACAAGGACCCGACAGCGACGAACAGCTCCGCGTCGTTGACGTTTGGTGACGCCGAGCCACGCTACGCCTTCAACGGGGTGCTTTACAGCGACGTCCTGCCAGAGGAAGCCATCGCCCGTATTCAACTTTGCATGGCGGGCAGCGTCGTCTACTCAGGCGGCAAATGGGTGGTCAAGGCCGGGGCCCACCAATCACCATCAGCGACATTCACCGACGGTGACATCGTTGGCCCGGTCACGATCGCGCCGCGACTCTCGCGCAACGAGCTTTGCAATCGGGTCAAGGGGACGCGCATGAGTCCGGAGGATCAGTGGGTGATGAAAGACTTTCCACCGGTCAAGAACGCGACCTACCTTTCGCAAGACAGTGGTGAGGAGCTTTGGCTCGATCTTGAGCTGCCCGACGTCACGACCAACTCGCTCGCGCAACGGTTGGCGAAAATCCTGCTTGAGCAATCCCGTCAGCAAATCACCACTACGGTATCACTCAGCTTGAAGGCTCTCAACGTGCGGGCCGGTGAAGTGATTGCGTTGTCGATCGAGCGACTGGGCTGGTCGAGCAAGCCGTTTCTCGTCTATGATTGGCGACTCGTGCCTGATGAGACGCCGAGAGTCGAGTTGATGTTGCGCGAGACGGCTGAGGGCGTGTGGGACTGGAACAACGGCGAGGAGACGACGGTCGACTTGTCACCGGACACAAATCTGCCGGACCCGCGCATCGTCACCGCGCCAGAGTGGGAGGAGACCGACCCGTTCCTCAGCGGCACCGACCAGCTGATCAAGCTCGCCGACGGCACCATCATCTCCCGGCTGCGCATCGCGTGGCAAGAGCCGCCCAACATTGCCGTGACCGCTGGTGGCCGCATTGAGTTGCAATGGCGCGCGCCGAGCGAAGGCGGCGACAATGAATGGTTGTCCGTCGAGCTGCCCGGTGATGCTCGCTACCACTACATCTTCCCGGTTGTCGACGGCGAGTTCCTAGAGGTGCGTATTCGTGCCATCAATGCACTGGGCGTTCACAGCCAGTGGAACCTTTCCGAACCGATCGAAATCATCGGCAAGACCGAGCCGCCTGACCCGCCGCTGACGGTCGACTCCTTTGCCATCGTTGGTGGTGCCGTCATCGTCTACACGCCGCCGAGCGAGGTTGATTTCAGCCACGTCAAGGCAACGTGGGGAACGGTTGATGACATCGACAACCTCGACAACGAGAGCGCGGAGTTCTATGGCGACCGCATCACCATCACCGGCCTTGAGCGCGGCGTCACCTACTACGTTTGGCTTCAGTCGATCGACACGACGGGCAACGTCGGCGACCCCACCCTCAGCATCACCGTCGAGGCTTTGTTCCCGGGCTTGGTCACCGGCCTGACACTCGACAGCGGCACCGACCAGCTTGTCAGCCTGCAGGACGGCACCGTCGTGCCACGGCTGCGCGTCGATTGGACCGCGCCCACTGAGAATTGGGACGCCGACTTCGACTTCATCGAGGTCCAGTCCCGGCTGACCGGCGAGACGGAGTGGGACGACCAAGGCCGTGTTCGGGAGGCGCATACCTTCATCGCCCCGGTCATTCAGGGCGTGGAGTATGATGTGCGCGTGCGCGGCGTCACCATCAACGGCTACGCGGGTGGCTGGACAACTGTCACGGCACATGAAATTGTCGGCAAGGGCGCGCTGCCCAACGTGGTGACGAGCTTGGCGGCTGCGGCGATTCGCGGCGGCGTCGTACTCACCTACACGCTGCCAGCCGACTTGGACCTGTCCCACGTCGAGATCATTTGGAACGCGGTCAACGACCTCGAGCACGTTGGCGGGTGGGGCGGCGCGGAGTTCTATGGCGACCGCTTCACCATCAGCAACCTGACGCCGGGCACGCCGCTCTACTTTTGGGTCCGCACCGTCGACACGACGCGCAATAAGAGCAGCTACGTGGGCAGCGTCACCGCAACACCGCTTGAGCTGGCGGAGACGATTGCTGAGTCGCTTGCCTCGCTGCCGTTGGCCTGCGTGTTGCCGGCCGATCCGGATGGCGTTGTTTCATCGTGGGTGCCGAGCCGGTTCACTCCAGCCGTCGTGCTTGGCGTGACGGCTATCAGCTACAACGGCACGCCGACGGACGGCACGTGGCGATACGGCACCTTCTCGGTTGAGAATTGCACCCGCGACACCGGGCTGACCGCGCCGGAGATTGGCATCAACGCGATGAGTGCCGACGCGGCCAAGCTGACGTTCCAGATCATTTACCGCGACGCCGGCGAGGACTTCGCCATCACCTCGTTCATCAGCTACGCCAAGGCGCGGCAGGGAGTCGTGGGGCCGACGGGGCAAACCGGCACAACAGGTGGCACGGGGCCAAGCGGCGCAACGGGCGGCACGGGTCCGTCCGGGCCCACCGGGCAGACTGGGCAAACCGGCAGCGCCGGCCCAACCGGCGCAGATGCGACGCTCTACTACATCAAGCCGATTGCCGGCACTGCGATCAAGAACCACACGGGACAGCTCACCGTCGAAGCCCACCGGGTTGTCGGCGGCGTCGACTCACTCCTGAGCAGCGGCACCATCAAGCTCTATGACCCGTCAAACCTCGAGGTTACGGCGGCGAACGGCTACGTCACCGGCTCCAACGGCTACACGGGCATCCTCGACTCCGGCGACATCAACGGGGCGAAGGTCATCACGTTGAAGAACGGCACCGGCGGCACGCCGCTCGACACGATCACGCTGGTCGACGTTGCCGACGGCGCGGATGGCGTTGACGGAACCGACGGCGAGAATGTCGTTCTTGGCTACATCGAGCCGGACGCAACCTTGTTCTGGACGCGGGCGGCAGGCGCAGGCGCGTGGAGTCCGGTCGACACCATCACGGACCTCGACTGCACCTTCGTCGAGGCCGGGGTTGCCGTGGCCCGTATTGCTCGCCGCATTACGCTGAACACGAGCGACGGCACGCTGTCAGCCGGCACCGTCGCGCACAAGTCAGGCGACCTCAACACCACCCGCGTCACCGTCACCGTCACCGGCAGCAGCACAACGGCGATCACCGTTTCGTTCGCCTACAGCTACGGGGGCAAGGCTTTCACGGTTGCCGAGACGGTGGGCTCGGCTCAAGGCGGCGCGACCGGCCCGACAGGCGGCACGGGGCAGACGGGTGGCACAGGCCCGACAGGCCCAACGGGCGGCACCGGCGCGACGGGGCAGACAGGCGGCACGGGTCCCACCGGCACCGCAGGGACCAGCGCGTCGCATGTGCAGGTGTCGGCGACCGGCTACGTGTTCGCCCATCCGATCGCAGGCGGCGTGACGCCCTCGACGATCACGCTGACGGCCAGCCCGCTCAACATCTCCGGCCCAACCTATCAGTGGCAATACTGGAACGGGAGCAACTGGACCAACGCGCCGGGCACGTCGACGAATCAGACCTATGTCGTCGACGATGAGGACTTCACCGGCGTTCGGACCTACCGTTGTCTGGTCAGCGGGACGTATTACGACACGATGACGCTGACCCACGTCTATGACGGCGTGACTGGCAGCACCGGCTCGACTGGCAGCACCGGCTCGACGGGTCCCACCGGCCCAACGGGCAGCGCAGGCGCAACGGGCTCGGCTGGCAGCGACGCCTTCTCGGTCATCCTCACCAACGAAACCCACGCGGTGCCGGCGACATCGGCAGGAACGGTTTCCGACAGCGACGCGCAGGCTGCGGCAGGCGACATCCTTGCCTTCAAGGGCGCAACACAACTCACCGCAGTCGCCTCGTCGCCAACCACCGGACAGTTCTCGTTCACCGTTCCCACCGGCATCACGAAGGTGGACAACGACTCATACCGCGTCACCAACGCGGCAGCCTTGCCGGCGAACTACAACATCTTCGTCCTCTCGGTCAGTTGCGAAGGCGTGGCGACGTTCAACAAGCGATTCGTCGTGACGAAGGCGTTGGCTGGAGCGGTGGGTGCGACCGGCGGCACGGGACCGAGCGGCCCGACAGGCGGCACGGGCGCGACAGGGCAGACGGGAGGCACGGGACCATCCGGCCCAACCGGCATCACCGGCAGCGCAGGCGCAACCGGCGCGGCTGGCGATGTTGGTCCCGGCATTGTCTTCCGCGGCACGTATTCAGCTTCCGCCTACTACTATCAGGGGGCCTACCGCCGCGACGCCGTAGCTTATGGTGGCAGCTACTACATCGCAAACAACGCCGCCAAGGACGGCTCCAACACCTGGGGCACGCCGGGCGTGGCGGACTGGACGGTGATGCCCAACTACGGCAACATCGCCACCGGGCTGTTGCTGGCTGAGGATGCCACCATCCTCCGGACCCTCGTCATGGGGGACGGATCCGCCAACGCCGGAATCATCCGCTCCAACGGAGCCAGCGCCTACGCCACCGGAGCCGGTTTCTGGCTCGGATACGACGGCACCACCGCCAAATTCCGCATCGGAAACCCCGCCGGCGCCCGCCTGCAATGGGACGGGAGCGCCGTCGAGCTCCACAACGCCGCCATTTACTCCGCCGGGAGCAGTTCCGAAGTCCTTGCCCTGGGATCCGGGACTCTCATCGGACAACGCGCCCGCCCCGTCGGGGGAGCCCTCGACGCCTTTTCCCTTTCCGTCATCGACGGGACCCCCCAGCTTGCCCTCTCCCAAGACGACGGGGACGACACCGCCACCCTTTCCATCGCCGGGGGAAGCCCCAAACTCGCCCTCTGGAACAGTTACGCTCAATTCGACGTTGAGGACGGAGGATTTGCCACCCGCCGCGCCGCGGACAGCGCTTACCGCTTCACCCAGGACCGCGACGGACTCCACACCTGGGGGGACGGAACCAACACCCCCGACACCAATCTCTACCGCTCCGCCGCTAACGTCCTCAAAACCGACGACAAATTCATCATCGGGATCGCCTCCAGCGGAAAAGATCAACTCCAGATCACCGACACCACCGCCGGAGCAGGACTCACCATCGGCGCCGACACCAACCTCTACCGCTCCGCCGCTAACGTCCTCAAAACCGACGACACTTTCGAAGCCGCCGGCACCGGCACCCACAAACTCGGAACCACGCAAGTCACCGCCACCGCCGTCAACGTCAACGCCGGGGGGAGTGGAAACCGCGCCGCCCTTGTCGCCCTCATCGGAGACACCACTTACACCGCCTATGGGACGCGCCTCGCCCGCGCCGCCGACGGAGCCAACGCCGAAGCCGGGATCGAGCACCGCGGGACGGGGACCCTCTCCCTCTACACCGCCGAAGCCGCCAACATCGCCTTTCACACCGGAGCCACCTTGCGCGGATACTTCGACGGATCCGACGGAAAGCTCTACCTCGGAAACGCCTCCGACACCAACCTCTACCGCAGCGCCGCCAACACCCTAAAGACCGACGACGCGCTTACCGTCGGAGGGACGCTGCTCTGTGAAAATGGTTTTCTTTACCTCAACCGTACCGACACCACCAACGAGGGAGCCGAAATCATCCTGCGCCGCGCCGCAGACAATGCCAGCGCATGGCATATCGACGTTTATCAGAACAAGCTGCGCATCTTTCGCGATGGCACAAGCAATGCCGACGGAGCCCTCGACCTCATGGTTGGAGGAGCCCTCACCTTCCAAACCGGCAACACGATCGCGACGAGAATGGTGATTCCCGCCAACCTCGACGGATTCACACTCGGCAGCGCAGGCGACACCAATCTCTACCGCCACGCTGCGAACGTATTGAGGACTGACGACACGTTCCGAGCCGCTGCTTATCAGGACACGAACGGCGCACAGGTCGTCGGCACCCAACAGGCGGCGGTCGCCAACGCCACCTTCGACCTTGGTAGCGTCATGGGCCAGCTCAACACCTTGCTGGCCCACTTGCGAACCCACGGACTCATCGCAACGTAACTCAAAACCAAATACACCATGTCCTTAACCAAGTCGATCGTTCACGAAACGTCAGTCAACGTGCCGCACTGGCGCATCACCGAAGTGGTGATTCAGCCCGTCCAGCGTGGCATCAGCGTCGAGGTATCTGGCTGGGTCAGCCTCGCGGCCTTTCAAGCCGGTGCCCAGCCGATCGCCCGCAAGGCCATTTCACTCAGCGGAACAAACATGCTCGACGCGCTGCAGGCCGTCAGCGCGGTTGCTGCCGCCAAGACCTTACTGGCCAAGCTGGAGGAGATGGTGAAAGCCCGCCGCGAGGAGCTTGCCGACGCCACGCAGGATTCTGCTGACGTGCTGTGAAAGGTTTTGCTTAGCCGCCACAAAGCGTTAAATACAAACCAACATGGAGACGACCACCCAACCCACCGCACCGTCACTGAGCCTGCGCGAGCGCATGAAGATGGAAATTCACGCCTTGCAGCAGCAACACGACCAGCTCGCCACGCAACACGCGATGAGCCAGAAGCAGACTGAAGCCCTTGGCAACGCGCTCCAGCGCACCAAGGGAGCCATCAGCGCGCTGGAGGCTTTGGTCGGTCCGGACGGCCCACCGGCTCCCACCGCCACTTAACCCGTATTCGCCATGTCATTACCGACCCCGTTAGCACTCACGATGATGCGAGGTGACACGACCACCTTCGTCATCCCAACCACGTGGAACGATGCCACCTTCATCCCTGCCGCTGCCGACTGGGATTTGATACACACCGTCAAGGAGAACGAAAGCGACGCGGACGGAGACGCGCTCTACCAAAAGGAGACAGGGGCCGGCATCGCTCCCACAACGGGCTCGGTGCCTTCCGTCGATGTCTCCATCCTGCCGGCCGACAGCGCGAGTGCCGTGCTTGGCCACCGCTACTCGTGGGACGTGCAGGCGCAGCACAAGACAACCAGCGAGGTGCGGACTATCGCCCGTGGCACGCTGGTCTTCGTGCGCGACATCACGCAAGGCACAACGACGGCGGTGCCGGTCAACACGACTGCGCCGGCCAACGTCATGTCCGGTCGGCGCTGGGCGCAGATGTTCCAATACTTGGAGCCGACAACCGATGTTGAGCTGGACCCGGACGTTCATCGCGCTGGCATCGACATCAACCCTGTCGCGGGAATCATTGACGTGATCCTGCCAGCGGCGGTCGCGGCGGTCGACGGCAACGAGGACGAGGTGAGCTGGCGGTTCGTGCTGGCAAACGTCGGAGACGGCACCTACATGTTCCGCGTCTGGCTCAACGACGGCACGACGCCGTTCGAGGGAGGGCACGAGGTCGAGGCACCGGCTGCGGTTGTCGCAGGCTGGAACGGCCACACCTACGTCATCAGCTAACGGAGGGACGACCTGATGCTTTTTCCTCGAAAGACTTCGCGGCTCAAAGCTGCCACGGTGTGCGTGATGCCGAAGGACTACGACTCGTCCTTTCAGGCGTATCGGAACATCGGGCTAAACCGGAGAAACCAGTGGGGGCCATTTCGTTGCTTTACGACGGCTGCGGCTGACAGGTGGACCGTGCCGTATGACGCAGTTCGAATCGGTGACAAGATTGAGCTGTTCATCGACCACGCGCCCAACAGCACGGCGACCGGCAGCACTCAGTTCCTCTTGCATCAGGGCACCAGCTCACTTGCGGCGAACCTCTCTTATGCCTTGTCGTGGAACACCTCGGGGCTTCTTCGCTTTCAGGTGTCAGACGGAACGAACATCATTGACGTTGCTTCCGGTTCTAGCGTCGCGGGGATTTCAGGTGGCGCAGGAGTTCGTCAGCGCATCAAGGTGCTTTACATCCGTGACACGGGCGCGGGGCAATTCAGCCTGCGCTACTACCGCACATCGGACTTCTCCGTTCCGGTGCATGAGGTGACCGATTGGGTTGAGCGCGATAATGGAGAGATGACGGGAACTTCAATCGGAGCGACGAGAGTTGTCAGTGCCGTGCTCACCATCTGCTCGTTCTACGATGCGTTGGCGGGTGGCACCTACGGTAGCTGGTTCGGAGCCTCAATTCGCGTCAACGATGTGCTGGTCTATGCGGTTGACTGGACCACCGGCACCGAAGGCTTCCCTGTTGCTTATCCGCCTTTGGCTGGGTTGCCGGGAGATTGCTATGTCAAGGACGGTATTCTGGTTACGCCGGGGAAAAATTGGGCGGCGTGTCTCTTGCCTCTTTTGGGTGCAACCGATGATTTTGACCTGATCATGCGGGTGAAGCCCGCCACTGGTGCTGGCAGTTACTATGTGATCGGACAGCTTCACACCGGGGTGCTCGGCTCGTGGGGGCTGATCTATGCTGACGCAACGAATGTCACCTTCCGGGTGTTCGACAACAGCGGGGTGGCGGTAAACCACACACTGCTTAGTAGTTCTCTGGTCACGGCTGATTGGAAGTGGCTTCGGTTGACCAGAGTGGCGTCAACTGGGGTGGTTCAATTCTGGCTGAAGGATGGGACATCTCCAGTGGTGCCTGAGTCATGGGGAACTGCTGATGGTTCAGTCACGGCAGTAAGTGGAACGCTGAGTTCCACGAATCGCCTCTTGATTGGTCACGGCGGCAACGTATGGAAAGGCGAGTGTTCATGGGTTCAATACGCCACTGAGATTGACGGCGACCCAATTTGCTTCATCGACTTTAGGCAGGTAAGTGACAAGGCCCACCTGATGACCATTCCTTCTGGCGTGGCCGGGGATGCTGATATCTGGGGAGCTTACGGAGCGACGAGAGTTGGCAATGCCAGAATCGCCAAAGCAGGATGGGCATTGAAGCCGTTAGGAACGGCTGACCCGGTTGAGGTCGATTGGACCGGGAAGCCGGTTTTTGACTTTCCGGGCGGCACCAAGCTGGGAGGATACGATGCGATCACCATCGCCAACCCCAACGGGGCGGCAGCGACCGAAACGACCTTGACTTATGAGGACGACACAACGGCAGTCATTTCGCCTCAAGGCGCGACTCTGCAATACGGTTGCCGGTCTATCGTTACAGAGGTCAAGGGACCGACTCCCGGCACGTCGCTGAATGGCTCCCGTTACATTGAGGTGCGCGGGAACTACGCCTACGTCTGTTGTTACTCCTACGATGCTGTTGCCATTATCGACATCACCGATCCTGCGGTTCCAGTGTGGGTGAGTGCATTTCGAGGCCCAACTCCCGGCACCTCGCTTGATGGTGCGAGGGCCATTGTATTCAGTGGAAACTACGCCTTTGTTGGATGCGGGGATCGTAACTCGGTTGCCGTGCTCGACTTTACCGACCCCGTGGCCCCCGTTTGGGTGACAGAGACTCAGGGTCCAACTCCAGACACGTCGCTTGATGGGGTTTACCATGTGGCGTTGTCAGGGAACTACCTATACGTCGCCTGCACCGACCGGGACAGCCTTGCGATCATCGACGTTACAGATCCGACCGTGCCCGTTTGGGTGACTGAAGTTCGCGGCCCGACTCCCGGCACCTCGCTTGATGGCGCGTCTGGTGTTCTGATCAACGGGAACTACGCCTACGTTGGATGCCAGACCAGACGCAACGTAGCGGTGATCGACATCACCACGCCAACCTCGCCAGTCTGGGTGACTGAAGTTCGCGGCCCGACTCCCGGCACCTCGCTTGATGGCGCTACGTTCTGCACCCTACTAGGGAACTACCTTCTTGTCGGCACACAGAGCCGAGGCTCGATGGCGGTGCTGGACGTGACTAACCCAGCCAGCCCGACATGGGTGACTGAGATTCGAGGACCAGAAAGCAACGCTTTCATGGGAGGCTCAACCAACGTCTCTGTGTCAGGGAATCGGGCTTATGTTTCCTCTTCAGTGCGAGAATCGCTGACGGTGATCGACATCACCAACCCTGCCGCGCCTCTGTGGATCGGAGAAATTGCAGGTGATATCTATGGCACTACAATGGACCAGTGCTTCTACAACGTCGTGGTAGGTGACTATGTGCTTACAGCGTCGTTGAACGGAGACGTGTTTCATTCCCATGATCGGTTCATTCTCGACAACCTGAACAAGTATCAGGGCAAGCGCATCACCAAGATCGAATCGACGGACGGCAAGATTCTGTTGCTGCCAGACCATCAGACCGCGCCGACCAATCGTGGCACGGCTGGAGGCAGCGCCTCAATCACGCGCAGGACGAGAAGGGTCCAGCTTGCCGTGATGACCGGAGAAACTGGCCGCATTTGGGTGGGCGATGGAGTCGATGATCGCTTGTTTTTCCTGAACGACGGCCTGCTTGATTGTAACGTGGGCGACATGTTCATACTGTCGGCGCTCCACCGGACTCATTTTCATACTCCCTACGGAGACATTCTATTTAAGAAAAGCCCGGTCGGGGGGAACGCGTCGGCTGGGGTGCGCCTAGCTGAGCACTACACCGAGCCGGGTTACACCGCCATCATTGGCGATGGGACAAACTCAGTCATTGCTTACGGTCTTTTAAGTGGCTTGTCTGAGCTTCACCAGCCAATGGTCGTTCGGAATGGTCCAGCCAGTCGCGTTTTTTGTGTAAAGGCAGGCAGCAGCTACACCAAGACCAGTGGATATTCCGATATCACGGGCGACTTGAGAACAACTACGGTCCTGTCTGCCTTCTCGTCTATAAACGCATACAAGAACTGCGAGATTGGAGGCTTGCTGATGGCTAGAAGCTGGATTCAACCAAAGGAGCTGTCACTCATCAAGTGGCAGATGAAGAACTACCGCCGCGCCCAGTCACTCATCGCCGCGTAACAATCAACCCAATATACCGATGGCTATGCTTCAACTCGTTCACTTCAACAAGGACAAGAGCTTCAACCGCTTTTTCCTCGGCACGCAGGAGCAACTGAGCAAGACGCTCTTCACCGACGACGGCCTGCCGCGCACGCAGCTTGTCGGCTTGCCGCCAGCGCACGACCCAAGCAGGGAGGAGGTTCGCCGCACGATCGAAGGGTGGATCAAGCTCGACATCCCAGCGGACGTCATTGCCGCACGCGAAGCGGTAGCGATGGCGCAGGTCGAGGAGGAGGCGGAGAAAGACCGCATCCGCAAGTTCAAGGACAAGCTCGACGAGCACATTGCCGCCGAAAGCATGACCGGCGCGCAGATGTTCGCGGCGATCAAAACTCACGCCCGCATCCTCCGCTACCTGATCAAGAACATCTGACATGAGCACCCCAAGTCCACAACTCCTGACGGCCTTCGACGTTTTCTCGACCGAGGCCGCAGACAGTGGCGTTGCTTTCGACCTGATCGTCACGCCGACCTCCGTCCGCGACGGAATCGACATTGGCAACATCATGGCTTGAGACCGTAGAACAAATGAACACCATCAACCACATCGACCCAACGGTGGCCCTTGGAGAAGGCTGCCAAGTCTGGCACTTCGCCGTCGTGCTGGCCGGGACTGTCCTCGGCCGCAACGTGAGCGTCGGCTCGCGGGTGGAGATAGGCCGAGGCAGCACCATCGGCGACAACACGCGAATTGGCAGTGGCGCGTTTCTGCCAGCGAACAGCAAAGTCGGCAACGGGGTTTTCATCGGCCCCAACGTCACGTTCACGGACGACCGATGGCCCATCGCCGGGAACTATGACTACGTGGCCGAGCCTCCTAACGTTGGCGACTTTGCCAGCATCGGAGCCGGTGCTGTCATTCTGCCCGGCGTCATCATCGGTGCGCACGCCATGATTGGTGCCGGCGCGGTTGTCGCCCACCACGTCGAGCCCGGCGGGGTCGTGCGTGGGGAGCCGGCCAAGTTGCGTCGTGTCATCTCACAGCCGCACCCATTGCACCGTCCGCAAGCCTTGCAAGAGGCCTTGTCGTCATGAAGTCGATACGGCTTGGCGCCTACATGATCGTCCGGAACGAGCGGGCCTTGATCGAGCGGGCGCTGTCGAGTCTTCACAGCGTTGACGAGTTGATCGTCGCCGACACTGGCTCGACCGACGGCACGCAAGAGTTGATCGCCACAAGCTTCCCAGATGTCCGGTTGCTGCAAACGGAGTGGGACGACGATTTCGCAAGGGCGCGCAACTTCGCCCGGATGCACGCCACCGCCGACTGGTGCATCATTCTCGATGCCGATGAGTATCTGTCGCCCATGTCGGTCTCGGTGATTCGCGAAGCCATCATCAGTCGTGCGCAGGACGACCAGAACGCGTTCCGCCTGCTTTGTCAGGCCGAGCGCGTTCCGAGGCAGAAGCACACGATGATCCGGGTTCACCGAAACAAGCCGGACATCTTTTGGATCGGTGCGATTCACGAAGCCCTTAACGTCTTCGATGAAACCGTAATTGAGGGAGCAATACTGACCTACGGTTACAGCCCTTCGCACGAGAAGGACCCAGAGCGCACGATGCGGATACTTGAGCGCGAGCATGCCCGCATGCCTGACGAGCCACGAACGCTCTACTACCTAGCTAGGGAGCACTTCAATTCGTTCAACTACAAGCGGGCGACAGAACTGTTTGAGAGGAGAGTCAAACAACCGGGATATCTGCCCGAGTTAGCTGACGCCTGGCTCTACCTGGCCAGGTCTCACTGGATCAATGGGCGCCCGGACGATGCACGAACAGCCTGCGCTCAGGCTCTCGTTGTCAACGCCGACTTCCGCGAAGCCCTGATGTTCATGGCCGAGATGAGTTGGCCGCACAACGCGTCGCGATGGCGCGAATACGCAATGCACGCCACAAACGAGCGCGTGCTTTTCATCCGATGAACTGGCAACCTGTCATTGCCTACCGCAGCCTGATCGAGGTCGAGTGCCGCCGTTGGTGTGGCGGCAGCGACATCGTCCACGACGAAATGATCATGCTCTCGCAAGACTACATTGCACGATATTGGCCGGCGCGCATCGAAACCACCGAGCACACCGTTGTCCGTCAACTCTGTCGTTGGGCGTGCCAGCACGTTTGGAAGCGCAGACGCGACGAACGCCGCTTGTTCGTCGAACTCAAGCACGCGCAGAAGACAGTTCCTGACACGCCAACAGCTTTTCCCACACTCGCCCTTGTCTCTGTATGCTCTGCGATAGAAAAGCTCAGTGGAAGCGATAGGATTGTCTTCCACGAACATTTCGAGTGCGGCTTGAGTTGGACTGACGCAATGCGGGCCGCCGGACTGTCGAGCGTCCGCAGTGTCACCAGACATCGCGACAGGTTCCTGCGACGCTTTCGACGGACCATGGCAAGTCTCGTCATGCTTTCGTCACTACCAGTGATTGCCAGCGACCTTGGCCCGCCTCCGGAGCCCGCCTACCTAAGCAACGCACGAGTCAAGGCCACGTGGACGTGGGCGCAGGATGCGTGGGTCGTAATGCAACAGCAGGCCGACCGCATTGCCGAGCTTGAGCAACAGCTCGCCGAGAAGCCTGTTGAGGTGCCAGAGCCGGTCGCAACGGTCACCTTTCCTTCCTCGGTGCTCATGCGCTGGGAGTTGCTGGAGTGGGGGCGTGAGAGTCTGTATCGCGTTCACTTCAGCGAGCCTCTCGGAGTGCTTGACCCGCAGCCGTTGCCGGCCGAGCCAGTCATCATCAGCTCGCAGGACTTCGTTGCTTGGGGCTCCTTCCCTGGGAGCAACTGGACCGGGGCGGGCGCGCCTATGCCCTCCGGCGATGGCCTTGGCTGGTTCGCTCCGGCGAACTGGCTGGAGTATGACGTGCCGGCTGGCTCGTGGAGCAAGGTGGCCGTGGCAATGGCTGTGCCGGAGGGCGGAGGGGAGCTTGCCCTGACCGTGGGCGACCGAACCGTCACGCTGCCTGTTCCCGGCACCGGCGCGTGGAGCACGTTCGCCGATCTGGTATTTGACTTCCCATTACTGGGACCGGCCCGCCTGCGCGTGACCGGGGCCAAAGGCGGCACCGGTTACTGGGTCGGCGACATCAAAGAAGTGAGATTGCTGCCATGAATGAAATACTACTCGACCCGGAATATACCTACATCATCGGCGTGTTGCTGGCCATCGGAGCGGTGCTGAAACACGCACTCCCGACCTTCCCCAATCGGTTTATCCCGCTCGTCACGCTGGTCGCCGGCACCGTCGCTGTCTGTTGGTGGGCGGAAGCATGGGACAAGCACACCATTTTGGCCGGCATCATCGTCGCATTGACGGCAACCGGCTTTCACTCCGCTACGAAAAGTCTGTCTGGAAAGGAACTATGAGAACCTACTTCATTTCGCTGCTGGCGGCACTGCTGCTGGCTTTCACTGGATGCACGACGTCCAACTCACTTCAGCCAGTCGCGGCTCAGTTGGCAGTCCAATACGCCACGCTCAAGGTGCTTGAGGATCATCCGGAGTATGGGCCGCGCATCATCGAGATTACCCAGCACGTCCGAGCCGTTGCTTCAGGCGACGCGGCGGCGACCGTCTCCGTCATTGACTCGTTGATACGCTCGCAGATCGACTGGAAGAAGCTGAATCAATCTCCGGCGGACGCGCTGATGGTCAACACGCTCCTGCTCGCCATTCGCAGTGAGCTTGAGACACGCATCGGCAACGGCATCATCGACGAGAAGGCGATGCTGACGATTGCGCAGGTCGCCGGATGGATCGAGGAGGCCGCCGCCTCAACGGTTCCGCGCACTGGGTAACCCCAACATGGCACCCCGCACGGCAGCGCACGAGGCGCCAACTGTCACGCATCACGAGAGCCGCATCAGCCGGGTCGAGGCCGGCCTCGATGCGTTGCGCGGAGACTTCGATGCGTTGCGTGGTGAGTTCCGCAACCTCACCACCGCGATCGAGAACTGGCGCAGGGACGAGAACCAACGGCAGCGGCCACAATACGGCGCACTTGGAGCGTTCGCGCTCGGCATCATCGGCATCACGTTTTCATTCGTCGCTCTTGTCCGCGCCCCCATCGCCGAGAACCAAGCACGCATGGAGCAGCAAATGCTGCGCATGGAGCAGAAGCAGGACAACCGGCTGCTGTCATTGGCTGACGACTACGAGCGGTTCGGACGCTCACAGGAAAATATCATCCACACGCACGACTTGGTCACGGACCTGAAAGCGCGGGTGCGGGAACTGGAGATGAAGGTGGCGGCAGATGGCGCGGCAATGAAGCATCTGGAGGGCAGGCTGGAGGACGTCGACATCGTTGGCAGCCGCCGCTGGATCAAGGGCGACGGCGCGCCGTAATCAACTTTCCCTCAGGGTTCTGGTGTTCTTTTCCCTAAGGGTTCAGGCGGGACCGGGTTGTCTCCTCCCGGTCCCGCCGCTCCCCCAGTTCCTGAAATCTGGTTGCTGATTCGATTGAGCAGCGTGTCAATCCGGCCCCGCTCTGCTTCATCGGGATACCACTCGTCGTCGCCGCTCATGGTGTTGCGCCACATCTCTCCAGAGTGTGCTCTTGCTTTGCGTAAGTAGGGAACACACTCAGCCAGCACCCGCCGCAACTCCAGCAGGTGGGCCTCCAGATAGACGACGCGCTCGCTGCGCTCGGTGATGGCATGGTTGCTCATGGGTTTCTAGGCTCGCAGTGAGGCAACATCACGGAATCCACGAAGCAGCCAGTCTGGTAGAACCGTTTCGGTTTCTTGGTCCAGTCGATCACCCCGTCACACTCGCGCATCAACGTAAGCTGATGCCCGTCGGGAAATACGTCGAGTGGGCCATGTCCTGTCCCGCCTCCGGTCATGGTAGTTGAAACCACACGGTAGAGACCGGGACCTAGTTTCGGGTGCTCTATCACGTCACCTGTCTTGTTCAGTTTCATTGTTGTCGGAAATTGGCGTGCCGCTCATGGCTTAGTGACGTAGAGTCGCCGGTGGGCCTTGGCGCTACGCGGACCACCGAACGCTCCCGGCTGTGCGCCATTGTGTTTGCCGTGACCGTGACCGCGCCGTTCGGTCTCACGGTATTTGTCCGACTCCCGGTCGATGCCAAGAGATAGCAGGCTCGCGAGAGCTGCGAAGAATCCGCGCTTGGCGCGGAACGGTTGCTTTGGTCGTGTTTCCATAGTGAATACGGTTTCAGGGTTTGGCTTTCTCCGATGCCTCCTTCAGCTCAGTGTAGTTCACCATGCAGAAGATGAACTGCTCCCGGTTGAGCTTGGCCTCCCGCATGGCCCGCGGGTCAAACATATTGAACCGGCCGCCGAGACGGACCTTTTCGTAGGACCGCCAGTCTTCAATTTGCTGCTTGGTGAATATCATCGAAACAACCTCCAGAACAGGCGCGACCAGACGACGCCAAGCAAGCCGCGCCGGACCGACTTGGCACTGCGAAAGGCCAGCCCGTGCGAGATGCGTGGGCGACGGCCAAGAATGATGACGGGGCGGAACAATCTCATGGCCCGTCCGTGACGATCTTCAGCATGCCGAGCCGCTTGCATCGTTCGACTGCCTTGAGCACATCGTCACGAGAGAGCCCAAGCTGATTGTGTATCTTGTCAGCGACTACGGCGGGCGGGCGCATGACTTCGCCCGTTCCCATCGTGCGGTAGGATTGAACTCGCTTGGGTCTTGGAATGTATCGGCTCATTTGCGAATCCACCAGCTGGGGAATTGAAGCTTGTCCTGATCGTATTCGCTGATGACAGACAGCTTGCGCTTCACCGATCGGCAAAAGCCATCGACCATCTCGACGTTGAACGGCCAGCGTGCGTGATGGTAGTCGTGACCAGCCATGATGCCGTGTGGCTTCACTTTGGGCCACCATAGGTGCATTGTCTGCCCCGCGTCTTGTCCTAGGTGCGCGTATCCGTCAACGTAGACCAGATCAGCAAACCCGTCTCGGAACAACAGCACCGCGTCGTGAAAGAACGAGCGCACGATCACCGCCCTGTCGCCAAATCTGGAGAGCCGGTTCTGTGCCTGCGCGTGTTCGTCATCGTGGTGTCCGCGCTCAGGATCCCTCCACGCGTCGATCGCGTAGAGCGTCACGTCGCGGCGTCGATCGAGCATCTGCTCTGAGAACTCACCACGGGCGACTCCAAGCTCGATGACGACCGCTCCGGTTGGAAGCAGGTCGGCTAGCTCGACCCGGCTTCGTAGTCCATCACCATCATTTGTAGTCATATTTCAATTACGTTGTCCGAAATCAATGCCTTGTTGTGCGTCACCATGACGATTTGGATTCCAAGCTCGCGCGCGAGCTGATCAAGCATCATTCGCACCTGGCCCTGGTATTGCTCCGAGACGAAGCGAAACGGCTCGTCCAGGACCAACAGGCGTCGACGCTGCGGGCGCACGAGCGCGAGGCACGACACGCGCAACGCGAATGCTGCGACGTCAACGACGCCTCCGCCCGTCTCCGTAAGCGGGTCGAACTCGACGCCGTCGCGCTCGAAGACGAGACGGGCCTGCGTGTGATTGCGCTTGCGGTCGAACAGGATCCTGAAGGCATACGGCTCGTCAAATACCGACGACAGGCACGCGCTCACCGTTTTGACGATGCGCTCATGGGCGCGTTGCTGGACGATTTGCGCGACCGATTGAAGCAACTCAAGCGCGCGCAACCGAGCCCTCGACTCGCGCCGTGCTTCACGGTGGGCAAGCTTCGTTCGTCGAAGCAACTCGCGTGCTGTCTCCCGTCTTTGCAGTAACGCGTCACGCTGCCTGCCACGGGCCGCGATCCACGTAGTCGCTACGTCGACACTCCCCTGTCCCACGTCGACTGTTTCCTGCTGTAATCCTGGCAGGGACTGGCTGCGCTTCTCACTCATGGGGCCAGGCTTGATCGAAGGCCTTGATCTTCGCCGCGAGCGACTTCTCCAGCGCTCGCAATTCGGCCTGCATTTCCTTGAGCTTCGCTCGCGCCGCGTCGACGCTCGCGACGCTGAACTCGGCGCGCAGGCGACGCAGTGCCTCGTCCCGCGCGCCTTGTGCGCGCTCGGCGTTCGTCTTTGCCGAGCGCACGCGCTCTTGCAATCTCTCAAATTCGGTGGTGTTCATTTCCGGCAATGCTCAATGATCTCCCTGGTTGTCCGTATTGTTCTCTTCGATACGCCTGGCGACTGAAGTGCCTCTTCGACCGCCTGACAGAAATCAAGCTCGTCGCGCTCGATCGATTCGAGCGCGTCGAGAAAGTCGCGCCCGAGCACGCCTGTCCCATTGGACTCGCTCGCTCGCTCGTCGACCACGTCTTGTGAGCAATCGAGGGCGATCGAGTTGACCCTGCCGCTCGACATGAGCACGCCCACGCGTGGCTTCGTCGCGATGTCAGGCTTGTGGCGCCGGAAGAACGTCCCGTGGTTGAAGACGAGGCATCCCGAGCACTTGCTCACGAACGGCTGGTGGTTGTCACCAAACAGGGCGACGTCGAACCCGATCAAGCGAGGCGCCCACGACTTGAGCGCGCTCGCTTTCGCCGCTCCCGTGTATGCGTTCTCTCGTGACGACCAGATATAGGCGTGGACGACGGCGACGTCCAATCCAGGCTCTTTCTTTTCAATCGGCTCGACGTCGCTCCCCCACGGAAAGCCCCAGAAGCGAAACCAATCCTCGAGCACGAGCGGCACGCCTGGCTCGATCAACTTCAGCGCACCAGCCTCGACCAACGTCCAGAACGCCGAGCGGCGAATGTCCTGATACGAGTGGTGCGGCAAGTCGTGCTGTCCAGGAATCGCGTGCATCACTGGAAGGTGATGGATCGCGAAGTTGATCAACTCGGGCGGAGCGTTCCACCGATCGAAGACGTCGCCAGCGCACACTATGGGGACGCGAGGACGCCACTTATTACTCAACTCTGAGAGATGGGCTAGCCCACGAGCTTGGGCGGCGAGCCAGTCTGGCTCTCGCGCGCGCATGACTGGGGGCTTGAGCGACAAGTGGATGTCACTGCACAGGATTGCGATCGGCTCGTCTTTCATGGTAGTCGCTTTCCGCATATTGGACACGGCCTGCCCTTGGTTTGTCGAGCGAAGTCGAATTCGGCGATGCGAAGTTCAGACTCCCTGTCGCTCAGGGCCTTGTCCTTCTCGACGCAGGCTTGGATCAAATCTTGTATCAAGCCAATCGATACGGAAAGAGCGCGCCCCTTCTCCAGCTCGCGCAAGCATGCGCCGAAGTCGAACGCGCCCGCCTCGCGCTCGAAGCGATCGACGATGGAGATCAGCTCGCACAACGTCTTGCACTGCTCGTCAATCTTGTTGCAGCTCTCTATCACCGTCGAGAGTTTGTCCCCAAGCGTGGACGCAACCTTCGCGCGCGCCAGGATTTGCTCGAAGCTTGCAGTCTCGATCATCAGCGAGTTGAGTCGAGCGCACGACGCGCGCAACGCGCGAGCCTTGCCATCCATGGCTTCGATCCCGGAAAGATCACGATCGAAGCGTGGCGCATGCGCAAAGCGGGAAACCTCAACCTTCGCCTCGCGCAATTGAGAGGCAAGCATACCACATCGGCTCTTCGCCTCGCGCACGAGCGAGGACGCGCGCGCGAGCGTCTTGTCGATGATGCCGAGGTCGACGATCGCGTTCAGGTGCTCTGCGACCTGCCTGCCTGTCTCGACGAACCACAACGGAGAATCGTGCTGGAGCTGAAAGTTCAGCTCGTCGACGCTCAACCGTTGCGCGATGGGTGCAGGCACGTCGTTGCCGAACGAGACGAACTGCTTGTCGTCGAGAACGTAGGTATTCACCGACCGACTACGGGCACGCTCGATCCTCGTCCCGTCGCTCAAGACAAGAGCGACCCGACACCGCTTGCGCCCGCGCTCGATGAATGTCGCACCCAGGGGCCTGTTCGAGCACAGCCAGCGCAAGGCTCGAATCACTGCGCTCTTGCCGCTGTCAGTCGCACCAATGATCGTGGTGACCGTGGGCGCGAGTGCCACCTTGAGCTTGCGGTGGCATTGGAAGCTTCTCAGCTCAAGCTCTCGCAACACGGTATCTTTCATCGTTACGCCGATCGGGTTTGGATTTGTGTGCGCGGCCAGCACACTCGACCAGAACGCTCATCGGAAGGGTGCGCAACCGAACTGGCAACTCGCTCATTGCCTCGCCATTACGCAAGCGCTCAACGATTTCTTGCTTGATCTTCAAGGTAACTTTGACTGACTTCATCGAGTTATTATCGACGCTGGGCTTGTACTGAGAAACTGCTTACCAAGTTTACTACAAAAAAAAGCTTGCGTGATGTGCTTGTTGCACGTAGGATTGCTGACGATGAAGAACAAGATCAACCTGATCACGCACTGTGGTGCGTCGAGAGCAACACGGGCCGAGCTCGCTCGCTCCATCACGCCGGAGGGCACCGACCGTTGGTGCCCGATCCCGCACAACCGGCTCTTGGAGCTGGTCGACGACTCGCTCAAGAGCGCGAAGCTGACCGTCGTCAATGAGGCTCACGCGATGACGCAGGACCGATACTTTGGGATGCTGCAAATCACGAGCCGAGCGTCACGAAACGATGAATACAGCTGGGTGCTGGGTCTTCGCAACTCGCACGACAAGCGATTCCCGGCCGGGCTCGTCGTGGGGGAGCGGCGTCTTCGTTTGCGACAACCTCGCGTTCTCCGGCGAGATTCAGGTCGCGCGTCGTCACACGACGAACATTCAGCGCGACTTGCCGAGACTCGTCAACACTGCCGTCGCGCAACTCGTCGAGAAGTGGACGAGCCAAGACAATCGCATCGCTGCCTACAAGCAGCTTACGCTCACCGACGAGGAAGTGCACGACATCGCGATTCGGAGCGTCGACTTGAACGTCTTCCCGATCACGATGGTCCCGAAGCTTCTCTCCGAGTGGCGCGAGCCAACCTACGAAGAGTTCGAGCCGCGCACCGGCTGGAGCCTGTTCAACGCCTACACGCAAGTCTTGAAGGACGCGGGCTCGCTCGCGCTCTTGCCGAAGCGGACGATGGCATTGCACGGGCTCTTCGATGGTCGCGCCGGACTAGCGTCGGGTGTGAACTGACGCGCGTCACTCGACGACAAGACCCCCACTCCTTCGGCAGGAGTGGGGGTTTTTTGTGGTGTGCAAGCTCTTGATGTGCAAGCAACTTGTGCAACGTCTCACTCGACATCGCAAAAAAGGTCTTGTGTAATAAACCCGTTGGTCGATGATGCAAGTCGATGACACACAAAGAGGCACACAACACCGCCCGGGGCAAAGACGTTTGGCAGGGCATGAACTGGATTCGCCCAAGCAAGCGCCTCGCGATCTACCTCCGCGACGGACTGGCTTGTTGCTATTGCGGTGACACGATCGAGCAGGGCGCAAAGCTCTCTCTCGATCACGTCAAGCCTCACTCGAAGGGTGGCACGAACCACACAACCAACCTGGTGACGTGCTGCAAGCGGTGCAACGACTCCCGTGGTAACCGGAGCGTCGCGAAGTTCTCGCGCGACGTTGCTACCTACCTGAATCACGGAGTGACGGCAGAGTCGATCGTCGCCCACGTTCGGAACTGCCGGTTCCGCAAGATCGACGTCGACGAGGCGAAGGAACTGATTTCACGGCGTGGCGGATTCACCGCTGCGCTGAACAACAAGTGAGACACACAACGATGACACACACAAAGACCGAGACGACAACAATGTGGTTCACCGCCGAAGAGCGCGCTGGCTTCCAGCTCCAGGTCGACGGCAAGTCCTGGCTCTTGGACGACGAGATCTGGGCCGAGCTTTGGGAGATTCCGAATTCCGTGAGCCCGACCGGGCTTCACTTCATCGCGTCGTGGGAGAGCTGATGAAGACACGAGTCACACACAACGGCAGTGCGATCACCATGACCGAGTTCGAGGTCCGCGAGATCGACGAGCACGGCGACGCGCAAGACGTCAATCACTACAATGACGCATCAAGCGCGTTGATCGCAGCCCAAAGGTTGATCTCGACTGGCGTCGCCGCCGTAGTCGTTGAACGGCACACTTCGCGACATCCGGCGCACTTGTTCGGCACGCCGGACACTTACGCTTTGATTGCCAGGTTTGGCAACCGCTCCGCGCTCAAAGCGTGGGGCGCATGACCAGTAACAACAAACCGAATACGGAGACACACACAAGATGAGATACTTCGCACTGCAACACCAGGGAGAAGACGGGTTCGTCGAGTTGAACCCACTCCCGTATCCGACGTCGCGCCGCAAGTTGATGACGGCGCTTTACCGCTGGTGGCCCCGGCACGGCACCAACCGCACGATCGCCGACATGCAGCGACGTGGCTTGATCGTCGTTTGCGCGATGAGCGAGGACGAGCACGAGCGCGACATACGCCAAGTCGAGCGCGACATACGCCAGGTCGAGCGCGACGCGCGCGAGGCCGAGGCGTTCTTCGCCAGGGCTGCGACGGAAGGGCTCGAACGATGAAGCGCGCGAAGACATCGAAGCCCGCACCAGTGTTCGACGACTTCTGGCTTGAGTGCTCGAAACCACCGAAGGGCTTGCTCAAGATCGAGCTGGTGCCCACGCGTCGACGCATCTATGGCGACGAGATCCTGGCCGACCACGCGAGCACAAGCGAGTCCATCAAGTCGATTGCGAGCGCACCCACACCCGCGCAAAGCAAGCCCACTCCGAAGCCGACATCGCTCGACGTGGTCGGCCAGTCCCTCCTGTCGTTGTGGAATGACTACGGCGTCGAGTATGTCGACTTGCGCAAAGGTCGAGTCAAACTTGTGCGCAATGAGAGCGAAGCCAGCCACCAGCTCGTGCCGACGTCGTTCAACGTCGATCGCGACCTGTGCGACGCGCCCGAGTGGCACGCACTCTCCGTGATGATCGAGCCTGTCCAGGCGCGGCCAGTCCTGAAGCGAGGCCCGCTTGGAAAGTTCAAGGTGAGACGACGCTTCACTCGCGCGACACGGCCCGCCTACAAGCTGGGATCGCCCGTCGATGGACGCCGCAAGAGCATCATGCAAATGCTGGACGTTCTCAAGGTCACGCCTCGCGCCGACGCGCGTCGTTACGTCAAGACTGCGGACAGCGCCGAGCTGCACGAAGTCTACCTCAGTCTATGTCGCGCCGAGCACAACCTGCGCCTGGCCAGGAAGGAGAAGTCACGATGAGCATATTCGGCTGGAGTTACCCACCCGGCGCTGCGGACGATCCGTCAGCGCCTTACAATCAAGACGACGATCGGTGCTGGATTTGCGGGGGCGACGTCGACTCTTGCGTCTGCGACGAGTGCCCAGTATGTGGCACGATCGGCGATCCAGACTGCTACACCGAGCACGGCATGAAGCACAACGCCACGCAGCTCGCTGTGATCGAGCGACATAAGCTCGAAGAGCGCGAGCGCATCGAGCGTGAGAACGCGCTTTACCAGATGTCACTGGACGAGCACAAGAACGAGGAACAAATATGAGAACACGAACCGAAGGCGCGCCGTCGCGCGCCATGATGCTTGCGAGCCCGCGCCCTGAGAGCGCGGGTTCGCGCTTTCTACCGATCTCGCATCAGCGCGTGCTGCATGCGTTGATCGATGCAACCAAGTCGATGGGTGCCAATCTCGTGCCCATGATGACTGTCGCGAACCAGTGGCAATACAACGGCCTTTTCCGGGTCTTGTATCAAGGTCGTCAATACGTAATGGGGGTTCACAACAGCAACGATCGCCGAAGCGTGATGTCGATTTACTTCGGGAGCATGACGACGAGCGACGACGACACCGCGCTCTTCATCCCGTTCCGGCTTCCCGTTGGGCGCAAGCGCACGGGGGTCTTCGACGTCGACGCGCGCGTCCTGAACGCCGTGAAGACGTTCCTGTCGCCTGACTCGCCTCAGGCAGAGGTCTTGCGCAAGCTGACGACGGACGTGACGACGAGCTGGCACGACAAGCTTCTGGACTGGCCCCAGTCCCTCAAGCTGTGCGACACGCTCAGGCGCAACGGTATCGTCCCCACAACTACGGCGATGAAGATGTTGCATTGGATGTCCGACCTGCTCGTGCGCGACGCCAGCTCGTGCAGCATGCTCGCCCTGGCGCGATGCTTCACTCGGCTGACGAGCGGGCGCGCCCCAATCCAGTATCTCAATCGGCAATACAACTTCGCGACCACGCTCATCCAACACGGCGTGCTCCGCAAATGAAGCGAGGTAAACACATCGGGAGAAAGCGAGCCACCCAAGAGTTCGAGCGACTGCACCTCATGTTGTGCAAGCTCGCGCACGAGGCCGCGGGTGTCTACTCGATTCCGTTCCAGGAGTTGCTGAGCGAGGCGAACGCGATCTTCATGAGCGAGCTGTCTCGGTTCGACCAGGGCAAGTCGTCGCTCACGACTTGGATCTACTCGAAGGTGCGGTGGGGCTTGATCGACTACGGGAGGCGCGAGATCAAGCGTCAGCGCCGATTCGTCAGCGCGACGCTCAATGGGATCGACCTCGAGTTGCTTGCTGGAAGCGTGCAGCACGAGGCGTCGAACGTATTGCTGGAGTCGATACGAGCGAGCGGCCTGATAGGCGCGCACGCGAAGGAGCTCGCGTTGCTGCTCGCGAGCGACCTCGACGAATCACTCGCGAGCAAGATCGAGAGTTGCAAGCGCGCGCAAGTGCACCTGCGCAAGGCGCTGCGCGAGCACCTGATCAACGAACTGAACTGGGAGGAGAGACACGTCGACGAGGCGTTCTCGGAATTGTCATGGATCGTCACTCGCACAAGACCCTGAAGCTCTTGCCCTACCAGGTCGAGGGCGTCGCTGCGCTTGAGCGCAACGGAGACGCAACCCTTCTCGCCGACGAGATGGGGCTCGGCAAGACGATCCAGGTCCTGGCTTGGCTACACAAGCATCCTGAGCACCACCCGTGCGTCGTCGTGTGTCCTGCCAGCGTCAAATACAATTGGCAGTATGAGGCATCGCGCTTCGGCATCTACGTCGACGTCCTGGGAGGTCGCAAGCCCCCACGCCACGCCGCTGAGTGGCTCGTCAAGCACGGCGTCGTCGTGATCAACTACGATGTGCTAACCGAGTGGGTGCCAATCTTCAAGCAAGCCCAGATCAAGGTAATCATCTTCGACGAAGGCCATTACCTCAAGTCGCGCTCGTCACGCCGATTCCAGGCTGCGCGCGAGATCGCCCGGCGCGCGCGTATTCGGATCGTGATGACGGGCACGCCATTGACGAACCGGCCCATGGACCTGTGGCCCTTGTTGCACATCCTCTGGCCGGATCTCTACCCAGGCTTCTATCCGTTCGCACACCGCTACTGTCGACCGCAGCGCAAGCCTTGGGGCTGGACGTTCAACGGCGCGACCAGGCTGCCCGAGCTGCACTCCCGGCTCGTCGAGCTCGGGATGGTACGGCGCCTGAAGAGCGATGTCTTGACCCAGCTCCCGCTCAAGAATCGCCGGGTGGTCCCAATCCCGATGCGCAAGCGCGAGGAGTACTGCTTCGCCCGCGATGACTTCGTGAGCTGGCTCAAGACCCACTCGCGCTCTCGCGCGTCGCGCGCGATCAGGGCGCAAGCTGTGACCCGGGTCGGATACCTGCTCAGGCTATGCGCGCGACTCAAGCGACGCGCGGCGCTGGAATGGGTCGACGACTACCTCCAGGCGAACGATGGCAAGATCGTAGTCTTTGCCGCACTACGGAAGACGATCCTGCGCCTGAAGAAGCGATATGGCAACGAGTGCGTCGTCGTTGACGGAAGCGTCACTGGACGCGACCGCTCGAACGCAATCCGGGCGTTTCAAAACAACCCACGGATCAGGGTCTTCGCAGGCAACATCAAGGCGGCAGGCGTGGGCAACACGCTCACTGCGGCGGACACTTGCGCGTTCTTCGAGTTCCCATGGACGCCGGGCGACCTCGTCCAGTGCGAGGACCGGCTTCACCGCATCGGCCAATCGAAGCCGGTTTGGATCAACTACCTCGTCGCGCGCGACACGATCGAAGAGCACGTCTGCTCGATGCTCCAGGACAAGCAGCGCACGTTCAACGCGATTGTCGACGGGACGAGGGCAAAGGATGATCTTTCCGTATTCAACCAATTGCTACAACTCTTGGAGAAACAACGATGAAACCACGATCACAAAAGAAACGGCGCGAGCCCCGCAGCATCCAATATGCGATTCGGGAAAGCGCGCGCCCACTGCCACGAGGCGATGCCTGTCTTTTCTTTCGCAACATCCCCCGCACCGTGCGCGACGCGTTCCATGGCAAGTGCGCAGAGCAGGGTCGGACGATGACGGGCCTGATCCTTGCTGTGCTCGAGGACGTCACGCGCGCGGACGTCGACGACGACGACCCGCGCGTCATCGACTTGGCCGCACTCTCGCTACGATACCCAGACCCACGATGAGCATCACCGATCTACTCAATCGGCACGGCATCGCTCACGCAACGGAAGGCAAGCACTGCCGTCCAGGCTGGGTGAACATGGACTGTCCGTTCTGTGGTCCCGGGAGCGGGAAGCTTCATCTCGGCTTCAGCCTGCAGCACGCGCGCTTTTCCTGCTGGAAGTGTGGACCGCATCGCCTGGACGAAACCCTGGCCGAGCTCACTGGGCTCGAAACGAGCGTGTGCGGCAGGCTCGCGCTTGCTCTCCGAAGTGACCTGGGCACGCCAGGCGTCGACCTGGACGAGGTCGCGCTCGCGCCTGCCAGGGCCCGGGCAGTCCTCCCGCCAGGACGGGCAGATCTTTCCCGGCGTCATCGTGACTACCTCGAGGCGCGCGGCTTCGATCCACGCGCGATTGCTGAGCTCTGGTCTGTCCAAGGCATCAAGCTCTCGCGCCAGTTCATGTGGCGACTCTTCATCCCGATCCTGCACGGGGGCGAGATCGTGAGCTGGACGACGCGCGCGATCGACGACGCCGTGACGCAGCGCTACATCTCAGCGGCGAGCGACCAGGAGAAGATCCATCACAAGCACCTGCTCTACGGCGAGTGGCGCGCGAAGCGTGGGCACGTCGCGATCTGCGTCGAGGGGCCCACGGACGTCTGGCGCGTGGGTCCGGGAGCTGTGGGCACGTTCGGCACGTCATACACGCAGCAACAAGTCGCCCAACTCGCGCAATTCCAGGTCCGGGCGATCTGCTTCGACTCCGAGCCCGTGGCGCAATCGCAGGCGCGCAAGCTCGCAGACACGCTGAGCGCGCTGCCAGGCCGAACGCTCGTGATCGAGCTGGACGCGCCCGATCCCGGAAGCGCGAGCGCGCGCGAGATCGCGCGCCTGCGAAGAACCATCGGCTTGGAACGACAATAGACTTGCGCCGCCCGGGGTGGCAGGACGTTCCACACGTTGAGGTATTCAGTTGTGTGTCTCCTTCAACTACAGAACGAAGCTTCCTGCACCCCGGGCGGTGTCATTGACGAACACGAGACATGAACACGACACAATTTCCAACGTCGTTAGCAACACAACCAGAGGAAATCCGTTATCAGTACATCTTGCAGGATCTCATTTTCCCCGGACAGCATCGGTATGACGAGACGTTCGCATGGTTGCGCGAGATGAGCGGACGCACCTCCAGCATGTTGCTCTACTTGCTGTTGGAGAACGACATGATTGGTAGGCGATCGCTCAACCGAAAGCGCTGGCGAAGAATCAAGCTGCCCAGCGTCGCAACGATCGAGCGCGAGCTCGGGATGAATCAATCCAAGCAATGGCGCGCGCTCAGCGACTTGCGCAAGCTCGGGCTCGTCACCGTGCGCATCAAGCGGAATCAACGGTGGATAAAGATCAACTTTGATCGGACTGCCGAACTCTTCGCGAAGTTGACCTCCCAATACGGAATTGAGCGTGTCACGCGACTTGCTGCGATCCTCGAAAAAAGAGAGCAGAATGCACCCGAACACCAGATTTCCGACGAGATTTCTCCTGCTGCAAAACTGGTTTTTGGCTCGAGGATTTCTCAAATCGCGAAAAAGCAGAAAGCACATGTGCATTCTGCTTCCGACAGTTTTATCAATAAGCTGCCAGATGCGGGGAAAACTGAGAATCTGTCCGACGGGGGATTTTCCGAATCTCCTCTCGCGCGTGGGCGCATAATGCACGAGCGCACGCGAGCGCACACGCCCACGCCCCCACGCGCCATCGTTCGCCCCCCCTTTAGGGGGGCTCACTCTACCTCAGTTTTCAATAAGCGAAAAACAACCGACCGTAGTAGAAAACAAAATACCGATCATCCTGGAAGCGAAGCGACGACCAGTCTGCTGGAAAGCACTGCTGGAAAAGACTGGGCAAACGACGCAGCACAGAAGCTTGCGTCAATCCTGTTCCGTAATCGTCACCTTGTGCCATCGGCAAAGATCAAGAACTGGCACAACGACATCCGGAAGATTGTCAGGGTCGACGGGTTCGACGAGCATACGGTCACTGCAACCCTGGACTGGTATGTCGAGAACTACGGAAAGAGCAACTACACGCCTGTAGCCGACAGTGGTCGTTCGTTCCGGGCGAAGTTTCCGCGCATCCTGGCTGCGCGCAAGCGCGCCGTAGGTCCTGCGCTCAACGATGCCCCCACGCAATCTGTCGGCGAGATGAGGCGCCGAGGCTGGAGGTCTGGACGGGACGTGTATCTACGGGACTATTACCGATATGTGAAGCTGCCCCCACGCAATGAGCGCGAGCTTTACCGCATCCAGGCCCACCAGCCCGATAATTGCCCGCCGAGAAATTGGCTCGTCGTCGTGCATCGGAGCCATCGCGACGCAATCAAGTGCAAGATCAAGTTGCCTCCCGACAGCCGCTTCTACAACACGCTGCAGACGAAGATCAAGGGCCGCACGAGGCACTTTGCGATCTTCGAGCTTGCACCTGGACAGCCACCTGCTGGCGTCGAGAATCTTTGAACACACTTTGAAACCCAATGAAGATCCGAGAGATCAAGGGAGACACCGAGCGGCGCGTCTTGCGCGCCCTCATCACCGACACTCAGGTCCTGGCCCGGGTCGCACCCATCTGGAAGGATGGCGCGCTGCGCTCGAAGTGGTCGAACATCGTCGCCTCGATGTGCGTCGACTACTTCAACCGATACGAGCGCGCGCCGCGTCGGGCGATCGAGCCCCTGTTCGTCGCCTGGGCGACGAAGATCAACGACGACGCGCTCGTCCAGCCGATCGAGAAGTTTCTCGCGTCGTTGTCGAAGGACTACACGAAGCGCGAGACGAACTCGAAATTCCTCATCGACCTCGCGGCACAGCACCTCAACGCGCTTCGACTTGAGCGACTGAGCCGTCAGGTCGGCGCGCTCGTCGAGTCGGGCGACACGAGCAAGGCGCTGGAGACAGTGACGTCGTTCGGGAAGATCGAGATGGGTGTTGGCGTTGGCGTTGACGTCTTCACTGATCGCAAGGCGCAGGACCGCGCGTTCGCTGAGCGCGCCCGTCCGTTGTTCACGCTCAAGGGCGCGGTGGGACGCTTCTTTGGAACGTCGCTCGTGCGCGAGGGCTTTCTCGCGTTTCTCGCGCCGGAGAAGCGAGGCAAGACCTGGTTTCTCGTCAACATGGCATACCACGCGATGCTGCAACGGTTGCGGGTTGCCTTCTTCGTCGTCGGCGACGAGAGCGAGGAAGAGATGATCCACCGATTTCTTATCCGTGCGGCGCGTCATCCGTTGCGCAAGGGTCGCGAGAGCATCCCGACGATGGTTGGTGTGAGAAAGGGCGAGCCGCACACGGACCCCAGAACAGTCATGTTCAAGCGCGACCTCACGGCGTCGCTCGCGCGCAAGCGCATGGGCAAGGTTTTGCGGGCGAAGCTTCACAGCGACCAGAGCTTCCTTCGGATGAGCGTGCACGCGAGCGACGCCCTCACGGTGTCGCAACTCAACGCGATCTTGACGGATTGGAATCGCGGCGGGTGGGTGCCAGACGTCATCGTCATCGACTACCCGGACAACATGGCTTTCGAGGGTGGTGACCGAAACAACGACTTCCGTCAACAGACGAACGTATTGTGGAAACGACTACGAGGCACGGCGCAAAAGTGGCGCGCGCTCATGCTCGTTGCGACGCAGGCGAACCCAGACAAGAACGCGGACGGCAGGCCTCCAGTCGTGCTCGATCGCCGTCACTTCACGGAAGACCGGCGCAAGCTTGCACACGTCACTGGCATGATCGGAATCAATCAGGACGAGGGATTGGAGAAGGAGCTTGGCGTCTTCCGATTGAATTGGATTGTGCGGCGCGGCGCTGCCTACTCGTCGATGACGATTTGCTCCGTCGCTGGATGCCTGGGAATTGGCAACCCCATGATGCAAAGCCGCTTCCGTGGGCGGTGAAAATATCGGAAGAAAGTTGTTGACCGCCCGACCGTCGACAATAGGCTCATGCAAGACTCAGATTCCGAGTCACAACAAGAGACACGAGACATGAAGAACAAGAACAAGAACACGAAGAACGACAACACCGCCGATGCGGTCATCACCCGTGACGAGGCCAACCGCCTTTTCGTCGCGCTCAACTTCGGGTCCGCCCCGAAGTGGTCGCCGGAGAAAATGGGCACGATGTTGACGCGGCTCCGCAAGCACATCGACGAGGCCGACGAGGTTGCACCCGAGGGCAAGACGATCTTTGACGTGGTCAACACCGCCTGGAAGGCTGGCCGCAACGTCGTCCTCGAGCAGGTCGACTCCGCGATCGCGAGTGACCCCGAGCCCGCGCCCGAGCCCGCCGACGACGACGCGAAGCCCGCGAAGAAAGTGAAGAAAGCGAAGCGCGCGGCCGAGCCCGCCGAGAGCGACGACGCCGAGAGCGACGACGCCGAGAGCGACGACGCCGAGAGCGACGACGCGAAGCCCGCGAAGAAAGTGAAGAAAGCGAAGCCCGCGAAGCCCGCGAAGGCCGCGAAGGCGAAGGCCGCCGTCGTTACCGACGCGATGCTCGCGAAGCTCACGAAGGGGCTGACCGAGGATTGGTCGAAGCAGGCGAAGGTCGTCGAGCGCGCGAAGCTCGACTCGGCGATCTACTGGGGCGTCTACACCGCCGCCCTCAAGACGCTCGTCGAGCGTGGGGTCGCTGAGATGCAGCACATGCCTGGCTCGAAGCTCGACTGGCGCGCCGCGAGCGCGAAGCCGACGAAGAAGGCGAAGGCGAAGAAGTAACTCGCGCGAGTCGCTTCGACAATAGACACGCCCATGGGTTTCGATGCCCATGGGCGTTTTCTTTTTTGCAACTGCAGTGTCATTGGGAACCGAATACAACATGAAGAACACGAACAGGGAAGAGTTGCTGTCGAAGCTCGAACTCGTCCAGCCAGGACTGGCAACGCGCGAGACGATCGAGCAGAGCGGATGCTTCGTCTTTCGCGACGGATGCGTTCACACCTACAACGAGGAAATCGCATGCCGCATGCTATGCGACATCGACCTGGTCGGCGCTGTGAGCGCACAACCACTCCTTGACATCTTGCGCAAGCTCACGGAGGAGACGATCGAGATTGGGGTCGACGCGAGCAAGGAAGGTTATCTGATCATCCGAGGCAAGCGCAAGGAGGCAGGCATTGTGTGCGAGTCAGTCGTCAATCTACCGATCGAGAGTGTCGAGAAGCCGGAGAAGTGGCGCCCGCTTCCCGCGTCGTTTCTTGAGGCGATCAATCTTGTCCAGCATTGCGCTTCGAGCGATGACTCAAAGTTCAAGCTGACCTGCATTCACGTCCATCCGAAGTATTTGGAAAGTTGTGACAACGTGCAAGCGATGCGCGTCCGCCTGGACACGGGATTCTCAAAGCCCGTGCTCATGCGACGCGACTCCGTGAAGCACCTGGTCCTGCTGGGCGTCGTCTCGGTGAGCGAGACCGACTCGTGGGTGCACTTTCAAACGACGTCGGGCTTGATCTTCTCCTGCCGTAGGTTCGTCGAGGACTTTTACCCGCTCGACAAGGTCTTTGGCGTGACTGGCGCAAAGGTCGTGTTGCCCAAGGGCCTCTCCGAGGCCTCCGAGAAGGCAGCGATCTTCACGCGCGACGACGTCGGCGACAAGAACATGTCCGTGTCGCTCAAGCGGGGGCACGTTCGCATCGAGGGCACCGGCGCGATGGGCTATTACACCGAGCGCCGCAAGCTCAAATACTCCGGGCCCGAGATGTCGTTCAACATCGCGCCCGCGATGCTCACGGACATCTCGACGAAGTATCGGGAGGCAGAGGTCGCGACAGATAAGCTCATCGTGCGCGGCGGGAAGTGGATCTACGTCTCCGTGCTGTCGACGCGCAAGCGAGTGAAGCCCACACCTGAGCAGGCGTCATGACCAGTGGTTTCTTCTCCGAGACGAGCCTGGAGGCGCGCTCGTCGACGTCGCAGCTCGCCCTGCTCGTCCCCCGGTGTGGCGCGTGCGGTCTTTATCGCAGGTGCAACTCGCCCAAGATGCGAGTTGATGGTAAGGGGCTTCGGCGCGTGCTCGTCGTGGGTGAGGCACCAGGCGCGCTCGAGGACGAGACGGGCCGTCCGTTCGTGGGCAAGTCAGGCGACTTGCTCTCAAGCGTCTTCGCTGGCCTGGACTGGAGCCTGCGCCGGCATTGCTGGATCACGAACGCGCTGATCTGTCGTCCTCCCGGGAACAAGATCCCCGACCCGCGCATGATCGACTACTGTCGACCAAACGTGGTCTCGGCGATCAACACACACAAGCCCACAGTGATCCTGCTGCTCGGCGCGAGCGCAGTTGCCAGCGTCGTGCGCTGGCTGACAAGCGACTCGATTGGTCAGCTCTCGCGATGGGTGGGGATGAGCATACCCGCGCACAAGATTGGCGCCTGGATCTGCCCCACGTTCCACCCGTCGTTCGTCATGCGCGAGGCGCACAACCAGGGGATCGAGCGTCTGTTCCGCTCACACATCGAGTCTGCCCTGGCGCGTCGCTCGTCTCCTCCCGACCCGTCATTCTTCAACGAATACCAGGCGAAGGGCTGGCTGCGCATCGAGCACGACGTCTCCGCTGTCGCGAAGGAGCTCGACCGTTTCACGCGCGCAGGGGGCACAGTTGCGTTCGACTACGAGACGGAGTCGATCAAGCCCGAGCTCGCTGGCACGTCGATCGTCTGCTGCGCGGTGTGCATGAACGGCGGCCAGACGATCGTCTTTCCTTGGCACGGCGAGGCCGTGGGCGCGATGCGGCGACTCTTGCGCTCGGAGAACGTGCGCAAGATCGCGGCGAACCTGAAGATGGAGCACCGTTGGTCGCGACACGCCCTGGGCGTCGTCACCCGTAATTGGGTTTTCGATACAATGCTGGCTGCGCATGTGCTCGACTCGCGCCCTGGAATCTGCTCGCTCGGCTTCCAGGCGTTCGTCGAGCTCGGCGTGCCGAACTATTACAGCCACATTGACCCGTTCCTGACGAGCGACCGCTCCAGCAACGGCTTGAACCAGGCCCGAAGCTGCCCGATCGACGAGCTGATGGAGTATTGCGCGACCGACGCTTTCCTGACGTTCGAGCTGGCCAAACGCCAGTTGCGACGCTTGCAAGCGAGACGCCTGGCCAGGAAACCCGCCAAAACTGGCAGGAAACAGGGGATTTGAGTCATGAACGAGACAAGATGCCCGTTTGACGATTCGCACCTGTTGGAAGCTGTCGAACTGTCAGCGCTTCGCCTGCTCCAAGACGGCGTCGTCGCCCTCGCTCGCGTTGAGCACGACGGAGTGCGGGTCGACGTCGACTACCTCAAGGCGAGCCTCGAGCAAACCTCGCGCAAGTGCACGCGATTGCGCGAGCAGCTTATGTCCGACCCAGTGTGGTCGAAGTGGACCCGACGCTTCCGCGACAGGTCGAAGCTCGATTCCCGCCAGCAACTCGGCGAGGTTCTCTTCGACGTGCTTGGGTTCCATAGTGAGGCAATCACTACGACTGGGCGCCACCAGGTCGACGAGGCTGCGCTTGAGCGCGTCGACCACCCGTTCATCAGGCACTACCTCGAGCTGGCGAAGCTTGAGAAGGCGCGCGGGACGTATCTCAAGGGGATCGAGCGCGAAGTCGTCTACGGATTCGTGCACTGTAGTTTCAACCTGCATACGGTGACGACGTATCGGGGAAGCTGCGACTCGCCCAACCTGCAGAACATCCCGATCCGGAATCCAGAGATTGGCAAGCTTGTCCGGCGCTGTTTCATCGCGCGCGACGGCCACGTGCTGGTCGAGAACGATTTCAAGGGGATTGAGGTCGGCGTTGCGGCCTGCTACAATCGCGACCCCAACCTGATCGCCTACGTCCGGGATGAAACGCTCGACATGCACCGGGACGCCGCGATGGAGTTGTTCTTTCTCGACCGCAGTGAAGTGACAAAGCAAATACGGCACATCGCGAAGAACAGCTTCGTCTTCCCGCAATTCTACGGCGACTGGTATCTCTCATGCGCCCGGAGTATGGTCGACGAGATCGAGAAGCGGGCGATCAAGTTCGCTGGCCGCTCGTTCAAGAAGCACCTGGCCAGGCATGGAATCATGTCAATGGGCGCGATGCGCTCGGGCACGGATCCTGTCGCTGGATCGTTTGAGCAGCACGTCGCGCGCGTCGAACGCTTGTTCTGGGAAAAACGCTTCCGGGTCTACAACCAATGGCGCAACCGGGTTTACCGCCGCTATCTCGAGGACGGCTACTTCGACACGCACACGGGATTCCGACTGGAGGGCGCGCTCGACCGGAAGCAAGTAGTCAATCACCCAATACAAGGCAGCGCGTTCCACTGCCTGCTCTGGAGCCTGATCGAGATTCAGCGCGAGTTGGTCCAACACAAGATGCGCTCGAAGATCGTCCTGCAGGTGCATGACTCGATCCTGGGCGATGTGCACGTTGACGAGGTCGACCAGTATCTCGCGATCGTGCGCGACGTGATCGAGCGACGACTCCGCAAGCATTGGAAGTGGATCGTCGTGCCGCTTCGGGTCGAGTGTGAGATGTCGCCCGTGGGTGGCTCGTGGTTCGACAAGCGGGAGGTTCACGTCAGCAGCGACAATTACGCCTGGAACGATTTCTCTGGAAGTGCGAGCGATTTGCTGAGACACTGGACACATGAAACCAAAGTTGAGACTGAAGAAGATCCGGAAAGGTGACGACCCCGTGAAGTCGCTGCTCCGCCCCACCGTTGACAACGAGCCAGCGGCGCTGTTGGAGATCGAGCCGGACTGGCACGATCATTGGTGGGGCATGCCACAGTTCGTCATGGGCAACGCAATGCCACAGTATCAGGTCGTCGTCAACTTCATGACCGTCGAGGACGTCATCGCCCTCGGCAAGCGTATTGGGATTCCACTTACCGCCAGGTCGAAGTCGATCTGGTATCCGCCACAAACCTCTGACGAGCCAAAGCTCTGGGCCTATGTCGAAGACTGACTATCCGATTTACATCCCGACGAAGGGACGCTGGGAGACGTGTCACACCGCGCGCCGTTTGTCCGAGATGGATTGCCCGTTCTTTCTCGTCGTCGAGGAGACCGAGGCGAAGAAGTATCGACGCCTGGGTCTCGGCGAGGTTCTCGTGCTCCCGTTTCACGACCTGGGCAAGGGTTCCATCCCGGCCCGGAACTGGATCTGGGATCATGCGAAGAGCAACGGACACGCGCGACACTGGGTGATGGACGACAACGTGGTTCGCTTCTACCGGACGAACTTCAACCGCCGCATCCCGTCGCGCACTGCCGCCATCTTTCGGTGCATTGAGCATTGGTGCGATCGGTATGAGAACATCGCCTTCGCTGGATTGCAGTATATGACGTTCGCCGTCGATCGTCGTGCTGACATCGCGCCGTTCCAGCTCAACACGCGAGTCTACTCGATGATCCTGGTCAACACGGACCTGCCCTATCGCTGGCGTGGACGCTACAACGAGGACACCGACATCTGCCTGCGCGCGCTCAAGGACGGCTGGTGCACAGTCGTCTTCAACGCGTTCCTCGGTGACAAGACGACCACGATGAAGATGAGGGGCGGCAACACCGACAACGTCTACAACACCGGCGACAAGCGGCTGGCGTTTGCCCGGAGTCTTGCCAAGCAGCATCCCGACGTCGCGCGCGTCGTCTGGCGATACGATCGTTGGCACCACCACGTCGACTACTCATCCTTCAGGCGCAACGCGCTTCGTCTTCGGAAAGGCATTACGCCAACCCTGGGATTCGACGAGCACGGCATGCGCTTGGTCCGTCTCCAGAAACCAGATACCGATGAAAAAGAAACCAACAACGACTGAACCGTCCGAGGAGCTTTACAAGCGCCATCGTCCCAGCTTGTTCAAGCAGGTCCTGGGCCAACCAGCGGCGATCAAGTCACTTACCTCGATGCTGGAGAAGAACGCCGTCCCGCACGCGCTTCTCTTCACGGGCCCGTCTGGCGTGGGCAAGACGACGCTCGCGCGCATCATGCAGCGCAAGCTTGGGTGTGCGGATAGCAACTACACTGAGATCAACGCGGCGAACTTTCGCGGGATCGACACCGTGCGCGACGTTCTCTCGACGATGAGGCTTGCGCCGATCGAGGGCCGCACCCGGATCTACCTCCTGGACGAGGTGCACAAGCTCACGAGCGATGCGCAGAACGCGTTTCTCAAGGCGCTGGAGGACACGCCAGAGCATGTCTACTTCTTCCTGTGTACGACCGAGCCCGCTCGCTTGATCCAGACTGTGCTTACGCGATGCACCGAGATCAAGCTCTCGGCGTTGACGGCCGCGAGCATCCGCAAGCTGGTCGAGGACGTCACCGTGCGCGAGGGCTTCAAGCTTGATGACGAGGTGATAGACCGTCTGGTCGAGGTCGCGAATGGAAGCGCGAGAGTTGCGCTCGTCGTCCTGCACAAGATCGCTGCGTTGGGCGATGACGTCGGCGTTGACGAGCAGATCGCCGCGATCGAGTCCAGCGACTTCCGTGCGCAGTCGATCGACTTGGCGCGCGAGCTGACGTCGACGAAGGCGACCTGGCACGAGGTTGCGAAGAAGCTTGTCCTGATCGAGGACGACGCCGAGGGCGTCCGCCGTCTCGTGCTCGCGTATTGCGCGAAGGCGCTGATCTCTCCGCCTGGCGACGGCAAGCAGCCCGCAGGCGCGAAGGCGAATGCCTACGAGTCCTGGCGACGAGATCGGCTTGCCGCGATCATCAGCGCCTTCGAGTGCAATTTCTACGACAGCGGTCGCGCGGGCTTGGTCTTCGCTTGCTATCGGATTCTCAGCACAAACGACAATAGGTGACAACGAAGCACGACACATGAAGAAACCGAAGACAAGCAACCCAATGACGCGCTCGCGCGTCACGCCGGACGTCCTGGCGATCGACGAGCTGCGCCTAGACAAGGAGTGGGTGGGTCAGCCACAACTCGCGCTGAACTGGAATGAGAAGCTTGCCGAAGCCAGGCATGTTCACGACTTGGCAAAGGCTGACCTCGACACGCTCGCGGCGCGCCTGGGCGCATCGATCCGGCTCAAGCCAGAGAGGTATCAGATCGAGAAGATCACCGAGTCAGCGATCACGATGGCCGTGCAATTGGATCTTGAATACATCGCACAACAACGCCGGGTGATCGACGCGCGCCACGAGGTCGAGCTTGTCCAGGCCGTCGTCACGGCGATCGAACACCGCAAGCGCGCCCTGACGAAGCTGGTTGATCTGCATCTCTCGAACTACTTCAGCGAGCCTGGTCGCACGAAAGCGGGCGACCTCTCCGGCAACGCCAAGCGAATCCGATCTCGCGAGAACACCCGCCGCGCGCTTTCCGAGAACGAAGTGGGCGACGAGGATTGACCGATGTCGCTCATGCACACGATCATCCTGGTGTTGGTTGTCACATTGACGACGTTCCTGCTCCTGCCCATGCTCGTGTTTATCATTGTCCGTATGGTGAAGAGGGCCTGGTATTTGCCCATTCACTACACACCACAAAACCAAACAACAAAAAGCAATGGCAACGAACAGACAAAAGCAAAAGAAGACGACCGATGACGAGTTCTTGGGCGCCAAGAACCGTCACGAGCGACACAAGGCTGCGGGCGAGTTCTCGCCTGACACGCTCAAACTGTCCAAGGGCGCGAAGCTCTTCCGCTTCCGACAGGAGGGCGTCTACTACCTCGACATCATTCCGTATCGAGTGGGCAAGGGCAACCCGAACGCCGACGAGGGCAAGGTGTATTGGGAGCGCACGTTCTACGTTCACCGGATGCCAGAGGGCGGCCAGCACGTGTGCTTGCGCCGCACGTTGAACCAGCCGTGCCCGATTTGCGAGTTCTCTCGCAATCTCGCGAACAGCGACGACGTGGACGAGAAGCTGGTCACGGACCTGCGCTCGAAGGAGCGGCAGCTCTTCAACGTCATTGACACGCGCGACCGCAAGGCTGGTATTCAACTCCTGGAGATCAGCTATCATCTCTTCGGGACGCTGCTCGATGATCGCACGCAGCCCAACGAGGACGACCCGGATGACGACGGCAGTGTGTATTCGGACTTCGCGCACTGGGCGAAGGGCTTCACGCTTCGGCTCACGGTGAAGAAGAAGAAAATGGGAATGAACTCGTTCATGGAGGTCACGGCAATCGATTTCAAGCCCCGTCGCCAACAGTATGAGAAGTCGATCCTGGACGAAGCCTATTGCCTCGACGACCTGCTCGTGGTCAAGACCTACGATGAGTTGAAGAAGCTGGTGCTGGGTCTCGACGCATCGAGCGCGGGCGACGACGACGATGCCGAGCCGTTCCCGGCGAAGAAGAAGGCGAAGAGCAAGCCGCCCGTCGACGATGACGACGACGAGTCCGACGACGACGACGATGAGGAGGACGACGAGTCCGACGACGACGAGTCCGACGACGAGGATGACGACGAGGAGGAGGACGAGGTTCCGGCGAAGACGAAGACGAAGACGAAGACGGCGAAGAGCAAGCCACCCGTCGACGACGACGAGGACGACGACGAAGACGAGGACGAGTCCGACGACGACGAGGACGACGACGAAGACGAAGACGAGTCTGACGACGACGACGACGAAGACGAGGACGAGTCCGACGACGACGACGACGACGAGGACGACGACGAAGACGACGAGGACGACGACGAAGACGAGACTGACGACGACGACGACGACGATGACGACGACGAAGACGACGAATCACGCAAGCCCTCGCGTGGAAAGCCCGCCCCTGCTAGCAAACGGGCAGCGCCTGCCCGCAAGCGCGGCAAGTAAACGAACACCAAGCCCGCAACCAACAAACGCGATGAGGCCCCGGTTGAACTCGACATTCAACCGGGGCCGATTCGTTTGAAGCCATGTCGAAGATCAAGAGAGAAGTCGCGAGCGCGATCGCAAGCCTGCACAAGGTCGCTGGACCGCCGGACAAGAAGATCGCACTCAACTCGGGGAGCACATTGGTCAATCTTGCCTTCACGGGAACGCCGAACGCCGCGTATTTGCCTGGCAAATACTACTTGCTGGTCGGAGATTCGAGTGCAGGCAAGACGTTCCTTGCGATGACGGCACTGGCGGAAGCCTGCCAGTCGAAGCTTTTCGAGAACCACGAGTTGTATCTCGACAACGTGGAGGACGGCGCGCTCATGGACGTTGAGCACTTCTTCGGGAAGAAGCTAGCGGAGCGATTGCGCCCACCGAGATACGAAAAAGGAATTCCCGTCTACAGTTCGACCGTCGAGGACTTCTATGACAACCTGTCGCGGGCGCATGCGCGCGCCGTGAATACGGGAAAGCCCTACGTCTACATCCTGGACAGTGAGAACGCACTCAGCAGTGAAGCCGAGCAAAAGAAGCACGAAGCGCAGCGCAAGGCGCGAGTCAAGGACGTCGAAGCGGCTGGAAGCTATGGCGACGCGAAAGCGGCCTACCACAGCCAGCATCTCAGGATCGCGCGTATCAATCTTCGGGATACGGCGAGCATCCTGATCATCCTCAGTCAAACGCGCGACAACCTGGGCTTTGGCTTTGAGAAGAAGACGAGAAGTGGCGGCCGTGCGCTCAAGTTCTATGCCTCTGTTGAAGCGTGGTTGTCCGTGGAGAAAGTGCTGAAGAAGACTGTCCGGGGAAAGCCGCGCGAGATCGGTATCATGACCAAGCTGCAAGTGCGCAAGAATCGCACGACGGGGCGCCTGCGCGTGGTCTCGGTACCCATCCTGCACTCGGCAGGCGTCGACGACCTGGGCTCGTGCATCGACTACCTGGTCGAAGAGAGCTACTGGAAGGCGATCAAGAAGACGATCAAGGCGCCGGACTTCGAGTTCGAGGGCTCGCGCTCGGGGCTGATCGAGTTGATCGAGAAGAGCAACCGAGAGCGCGAGCTGCGCGCTCTCGTCACCGACGTCTGGCGCGAGATTGAGGAGGCGTGCGAGGCGTCGCGAAAGCCTCGATACCGATGAGCGCGCCCGAGTCTACGATGACGTCCGAGCCTGCGGTCGACCTGATGCTGATCGACTGCGACTTCATGTGCCACCGTGCCTACTACTCGACAGGCATGTTGCAGCACAATGGTCGACCGACGGGAGTCATCTACGGGTTCATGGTTGCGCTCGCCGACTTGATCGATCGCTTCGCGCCTGCCACGATTGGGTTCTGCTTCGACTACGGGCTGCCGAAGCGAGTGTCGTTGTTTCCTGCATACAAGGCGAATCGCCGGGCTACAGGCGAGAGCCGAACCAGGGAGGAGATCGAGCAGCGCAAGCGATTCGACCAGCAACGCGACGAGTTGCGCCACAGGATGATCAACTCGCTCGGCTTCCAGAACGTGTTCTACCAACGGCACTACGAGGCGGACGACCTGATCGCGAAGCTGGCGATCGAGTTGTCGGCTCATCGCGTCGTCATCGTGAGCGCAGACAGCGACTTGTGGCAACTCCTGCGCCCTGGACTGCGGATCTTCAACCCGATCAACAAGCGCGTCGCGACGAAGAAGTGGTTCATCAAGGCTTACGGAATCGATCCTGACCACTGGGCGCTGGTCAAGGCAATCGCTGGATGCACGAGCGACAACATTCCAGGTGTGCGTGGCATCGGCACAGCGAGCGCGATTGCTTACTTGAATGGCGCGCTCAGGCATACTGGGCGCCTCGAGTTGATCGAGAGCGCAATCAAGAATGGCGAGATCGAGCAATACCTCGCCTTGACTAGGCTACCGATGAAGGGGGTCGAGTCGATGCGAATACGCAAGGAGCGATTCGACCCGCAGGCCTGGATCGACCTGGCGACGACAATAGGCTCGCCCGTACTCAAAAAACACTTACCGAGGATTTGACATGGCTAAGGGATCATCATTCGAGCGCGACGTTTGCAAGCGGCTTTCGCTCTGGTGGACCAGCGACAAGCGCGACGACATCTTTTGGCGCACGGCGTCGAGTGGCGCCCGAGCGACGCAGCGACGCAAGCAGGGCAAGCGCACGGCGAACAGCTATGGCGACGTCTGCGCGACTGATCCGATTGGGCAGCCCCTCATCGACCTGCTCTCGATCGAGCTGAAGCGCGGCTACAACCGCACGCACTTCGCCGACCCGTTCGACGCGCCTGAGATGTCGCAGCCCAGCGCCTGGGAATCGTTCGTGCTCAAGGCATCGCGCGACGCGACTGTGGCCCGCTCGTTCTCCTGGATGCTCATCACCAGGCGTGATCGTCATCGAAGCGTCGCGACGATGCCGAAACACTTGTTTGTTGGACTGCAGTCTGTGGGAGCGTTTGGCAAGCGCACACCGATCCCGTTCGTCACGTTCAACGCGCGACTTCGGGCGAAGGGCGAGAAGCCGATTGTATTCAAGCTCAGGATATGCTTGCTGGACGACTTCCTCGACTCAGTAACACCCGCCCATGTCCGGGCTCTCGCGATGAGGCACAAGCATGCAACACCGTGATCTCAAGCTGTTCCTCGAGCTGCAACGCGCGCTGCGCAAGGCGTCGACGCAGATCGAGAAGCGCGCCATCATCATAAACTGGATACGGGAGCATCCGGGGCTCTTCGAGTATCTCAGCCTGTGCAAGGACCCGAAGCGTCGCTTCATGCTTCGCCCCGACGAGTGCGACGTGCCCCCGGCTGAGTTCGCGGCACAGCACATGCGCGGCCCGATCGAGATCCTGCGCCTGTTTGAGCGCAACGTCGTTCGTCGCGACATCGCCCGCGCGATGTGGTCTGGGTATCTCGCCCGCCTGCGCAGGCGTTCGCTCAAGCGCGCTGCGAATTGCCTGCTGGAAAAGCGACTCCGTTGCGGGGTGCGGAACAAGACCCTGGATTCCGCGCTCGTCAAGCTTGGGTTTCGCCCGTTCTTCACTCGACAACGGGACTGAGCTTATTACGCAAAAGCGTTGACGTCGTCTGGTGTTTCGAGTAGGCTCCGAGACGATGAAGACACACACGAATCGGAAGCGTTCGGCGTTCTGGAAGGATGCCGAACCAATAGTGCGCAAGGGACGGGATCGGTTCCTGCTCACGCTCATTGACGGGAAGCGCGAGAAGGTGAGGGCGACGAGCTTCGCCGACGCCGCACGTCGCTTCGGGTATTTGGGGATCAAATACATCGTTCGGAGGTGACACATGGACAAGCAACGCGTCATTGACCTGTCGATGCTCATGGGCCTTCGGCTCAAGGAGATTTTCGACAAGCGAGAGCAGCTTGAGATCGTCGCTGCGCAACTCTCGCGCGACGACATGTTCGGCAAGCTCATCATCGCCCTGGACCGGGGCGACATCGTGGTCGTGCACAAGCACGACGATGGAACTGAAATCTACGTCGCCGAAAAGAAGTCATGAGCAGCACCGACTACCAAATTGTGGCCAAGATTTGCGAGGAGCTTCCCGAAGTGTGGCGCGTGTCATACCCACGGCGATACGAGAACCTGGGCAAGTGGTGCTCGCCGAAGATTGCGAGCGTCGCCCTGGCGCACCCCGTTGTCACACTTCAGGTTTTGGGCGAGAACTTCAACGCGATGCCCATGGCTGCTGTGAATCAGTTCCTGGTCGCGGCGAAGTGCGTCGAGCACGATGTGCCGACCTACTTCGTCCCGAACGCCCTGCTGCACGCGATCGACAACACGACCCCCGACGGGTCGATCGACTGGACCCAGCTCAAGCTCCCGCACGATGGCGCAGTGTTCGTCTTTGAGCGCGGCGCGATTTGCCACCCGAACGCGGCGATTGGCGAGATTCCGTTTGCAGCCTACGCGCGCACACACTCAGGCGAACGCTTGAGGCACCCGTGTATTCGCGACGCAATCACCGTGCAGGGCGGTGGCTTCGTCGTCATGACGATGGCGCACGAGTCCGATAAGGCCTACACGTTCGACCTGTGCATGAGCGAACACACGAGCCAGCGCTTGTGCGACGTGGTCAACACTGAGAAGCATCACGACCGCGCGCTCACGCCCAGCGAGTGGGACCCATGCGCTGTCGTCATGTCGCCCGATGAAACGAAGTTCAACACCTGGCTGACGACGCTCGTGTTGAAGTTGTTGCTCTTCATGCTCGCGCGACCGAACGACGTTCAGCACGGCTCAATCGCTCGCGTCGTCAAGCAGCGACGAACGGGAAGCCCGATCGAGTTCTGGCACCCGAACGTCATGGGTCGCAACTACGTGACGGCACGAGAGATGAGTGCGGGCACCCACGCGTCGCCGCGCTTGCATTGGCGCCGGGGGCACTTCCGTAATCAACGACATGGTCCAGGCTTTTCACTCGTGAAAACGATCTGGATCGAGCCCGTGCTCGTCGCACCATCGGAAAATAAACAACCTGCAACCACTTGATTCCCGTAGACTTGCGCAACCATCGGAACAATTCCGACGATTGTTGTCGACTACGGCGTTCCGATGACGATGATGGACGTCGATGACACACAACACACACAACACCGCAACCGAAGCAACGTCCCGCCGCCGCGTGACGTTCCGCACGCTCGTCGACTCCGACGTGGGTGAGCCGATCATGGTCGAGATCGACGCGCGCTCATTCGCATCGATCCACGACGCTTGCCCGTCGAAGGGCTGGCCGGTTCTCGTGATCTTCACCGATCGCCGGATCCGCACCCGTCGCTTTCGCACTGTGCGCGACGCGATCAAGGGCGTCCGCTCCGTCGCCCGCAACTTCATCAACCTTTGAGCCGCACAACGATGACGACTCCAGCCGATCTCCGAATCATCAACGAGCGCAACAAAGCGCGAGCGCGCTTGCCCGAGCTCGTCGCCGCGATCAAGGGCACGCATCGCGACCCGTCGCAGGTCGCCGAGCGTGGTCGCTTGCTCAACGAATACGCCGCCGCAGTTTGGGCAGCGAACGCGCGCACTGGCGCCGAGATGGACGCGATGGCAGACGCGATCGACCGCGCGATCAAGCGCGACGAAGAGCGACGCACCCGCGAGGTCGCCGAGCTCGAGGCAAAGCAACAAGCGCACCGCGACGCGCTCAAGCCGTCCGGCGTGAAGATCGAGCCCGCGTCGCTCGCCGCGATCCTGGGCAATATCGATTTCCGGGGCTGATCAGCTCCAGCAACGACAACAACACGAGACACACAACACGAGACACACAACATGGCACACAACACGACACGCAACACGACGACCCGATGCCGGCTCGTCATCTGGGACTGGGAAGACCAGCCCGATTGGGACAGCATCAACGACGCACTCGCCGAATTCGAGTCGCCGATGATTCACGCGATCGCGAGCGACAACGACGACAACAACCGCGTCCTGATTTCCGAGCGCAACGCGTTCAGGAACAGGGCCGAGATCGAGCGCGCCGCGCGCGACGAGGAGGAAGAAAACTCATGAAGACGGGACACAACGCGAAAGCGACGAACGCGAAGCCGCCCTTGCGGACGGCTTCGTCCGTTAAGGCGAAGACGAAGCCCGCTCCAAAGACGAGCGCGAAGACGAAGCCCGCTCCAAAGACGAGCGCGAAGACGAAACCCGCGAAGACGAAGAGGCAGCTGCCGAGTGAGCGTCTCGGCGTGCCAGCGACGACGCCGGACGTCGACATCAAGCTGGATCGAATCTCGGCGATCATGAAGAAGAAGAGCCAGAAGAGCCCGTTTTGGGACGACGATGACGACGCGCAGGAGCCCGCGCCTGTCCAGTCCCTGCCCGCCCCTGGCTCGAATGGCACGAGCGCGAGCGACGACACGTCCTTGGCACCTCCAGGCCCGCGTGAGCTGAAGAACCCGCAACCCGTTGCCGGCTACTTCAACGTGACGACGCGCGCAGGCAGTCACGTCGTCATCGTCGACGTTGCGGACAAGACGTCGCATGACCTCCAGGTCTATGCGCGCGACCTCCGCACGACGATGACCGTGAAGCGTAGCGACCTCATTCCTGCCGACGTCGTCGACGCGATCGTCGACCAGTTGCGCAAGCTCAAGAGCTGAACACCGTAACAACAAACCGAATACAGGAGACACACAAGATGAGAACACAACAGATGAAACCAAGTGCGGCGCTCGTCACGACGAGCGTCTGGAGGGCCTGGAGCGGATTCTCCGCTTGCAATTCCTGGATGAGCGCGACCGCCCGAAATACGAGATCGAGCGATTCCAGTTGCTCAGGATCCAACTCGACAACCTCGCGAGACAGGACCAACCCAAGCCGTAGTCATCGAGCAAATACCAAGCAATGAGCACCGTGCCAAAGAGGATCAGCTTGAAATTGTTGGGCCTGGATGGAAACGCGTTCGCCCTGATGGGCGCGTTCAGGAAGCAGGCCAGGATCGAGGGCTGGACCGACGACGAGATTGCGGTCGTGCTCGTCGACGCAATGAGCGGAGACTACTCGCGCCTGCTTTACGTTCTTTCGAGCCATTGCGAGCCTCCGCACGAGTAGTCATCGAGCAAATACATCGGAAGGAGCAAAAGGGCGTTGCAAGTGCGGCGCCCTTTTGCTTTGCCTCGATCAACATGCCCACGAAGCGCAAGAGAACAGGCAAGGGAAAATACACCGACCAGCTCGCGATCGACATCGCCCTGCTCGCCCTGACAGGCGCGAATGATCGCACGATTGCGAAGACGATCGGAATACACGAGCGCGTCCTCGCCGACTGGAGGGACGCAAAGCCCCTGGTCGCCTACGCCTTGAATCGAGCCCGATCAAGCGACTTCCAGTCCGTGAAGTCCTTCAGCAAATACGTCTACAAGTGCCTCTCGCCGAAGATGCGTCGCCTGTGGGACCGGATCGAGTTCTACCAGGAGCACCCCAACGCCCATCAACGCATCAACGCCCTCCTGGCTGAGCAGGGCCTCAGGGTCAGGCAGAGCCTCTTCGTCCACGCGATGATCCAGGCGAACTTCAACGCATCGGAAGCCTGCCGAATGATTTCCCTCCCCTACGCCCAATTCCGTAGATGGGTGTATGATGATCCTGGATTCCGGCAACTGCTGGACGAGGTGCATTGGCACAAACAAAATTGGGTGGAGGGAAGCCTCATGAATCTGATCGCCACCGGAAACACCCTGGCGACCATTTTTGCCAGCAGGACCCTCAATAGGGACAGGGGCTATTCCGACAAGGTGGACGTCAATGTAACTGGAACGATCAAGCACGATGTATCAGTCAAGGTCGTGCGAGTCGACGAGCTGAAACTGAGCATTGAGACAAGAAGGGAGTTGTTGCAAGCCCTGCGAGAGAGAAAGCAGCCCCTGTATCAGCGCGCCCTCGACGTGCCACAAGAGAACGCGCTCGCATTGCCAACTGCTGGTGTGAATGGGGAGAACACACGCGCAGCAGGATCACACGAATCTGGGCATGCGAGAAATGTTGAATTCGGGCATGCGAGAAATGTTGAATTCGTGCCCGATCCCTCGCCTACGCCCGCCCGCGGGCCAGGTCTCTCGCCGATTGAGGTCGTCGACGAGTGACGCAACGGTCGGCAGGACGACGCGAGCGAGTGACGAACCATCGGAGATGAAGCTACGGCGAAGAGCGCACTACGGAAACGGGCCTTTCCTCCTGCGCTTGTGCATCATGCGCAGGCTTGAGCGCGCGCATGCGTGGGCGCATTGCACGAGCACACGCGCGCAATTACACGCACGCACACGCGAGGGCGCATGGCATGCGAGCGCGAAAAGCTGCCAGTCCTGGGTCGGAAGAGCCCGTGCCCATGTCTCGCACGCATTCACGAGTGAAGGGCGGGAATTCTTGCCCGCCCTGGTCAGCCCTGGCCAGGCCATCGACGCACCACGACGCGGTTTCGAGCCCCCACCACTCAACCGATCACTCCATGCGACAATAACGACGCCATGACGACACAACACGACACACCGCACCTGAGCGCGAGCGCGTTCGATGATGCGCTCGCGCTCAACGCACTTCCAGCCGAGTGCACGGTTTCGTTCGACGAGCGAGACGTCGAACAAACTTCCCATCGCCTGCTTCGCCTGCTTCGGTTGGGCTACATTGCACAAGCTGAACGAAGGGATGGTCTCAGCTCTCTCCGAACCTGGCGCATCGCGCGCAAGACGACATGAACGTCAGCAACAATCTGATCCGTCTCGTCTACGTTTGCTTCGGCTCGGAGTCATTCGCGCGACTTGCCCGATGGTCGCTCTCGACTCTCCGGGCGACGAAGACAAGGTTGCCCGTCTGGGTCTTGACCAATCGCACTATGGCGCACGACTTCTCGGAGTTCGACCACGTCGTGCGGGTCGATCCCGATCCCGCGCTCGTGCGCGTGGGCCATCGCGCGGCCCACCTCGACTACAAGGGTGCGCTCATTGTCGCGCTCCTTGAGCGAGAGTGGTTGCCGATCGTTACGGTCGACGTTGACAGCGAGTTCCTCCGGGACCCATCGCCTGAGTTGGAGTCGATCGTCGAGCCGTTCGCAATGTGCCCGGCTCCCGATGATCCGATCATTGAGCATGCGCAAGGGAGCTGCATCGAGCGTCAGAGTGGCCTCATGGCCTTCCCGATCGCGCGCGATCACGAGAGCATCGCCCGGCTTTACCGAAGAGCGTTCGACGAGCTTCGCCTGCACACGAGCGAAGGCTGGCGAAGCGATGCCTTGCTTGAAGAGCGCGCTTGGTCGCTCGTGCACGCCAGGCTCGCGCCGCAAGTCACACTCTTGCCCAGGACGTTGAACTGGTCGCGCCTGTGGGGCATGCCTCCGCACGATGTTGCGCTCGTGCATCATCATGGGAATGCGAAGTTCATCCTGCCGAACTTGGAGGGCTTGCGATGACTCGCACCTACACGGAGCAAGCGTCGAGACGCGCCTGGAGTGATGCCCTCACGACCGACCGGGGGCGCAAGGACGCACCTGCCCTGGACGAGGACGATCTTGTCGCGTCGACGTGCCGAGACTCGCTCGAGGACTTCGTCCGGGAGTTCTGGGACGAGGTCGTGCCGCAGCCCCTGGTCTGGAATTGGCACATGACGTGCATTTGCGAGGCATTGCAGCGCGTCGCCGAGCGCGTCTTCGCTGGCAAGCCGAAGCTGTATGACCTGATCGTCAACGTCCCGCCAGGCACGAGCAAGAGCACGATTTGCAGCGTCATGTTTCCGGCCTGGACGTGGACCCGGATGCAAAGCGCGATCACGATAGGCGTCAGCTACACCGAGCGACTCGCGCTCAATCTCGCGCGCAAGCAGCGCGAGTTGATCCGAAGCGACAAGTATCAGCGCGTCTTCGGGCTCGGCAAGCTCAAGGTCGACCAGGACCTGAAGGGTCACTACGAGAACGAGCAGGGAGGCGCGCGCATCTCGTTTGGCACCGGGGGCACGACCGGCTACCACGCCCACTTCCTCATCGTCGACGATCCGCTCAATCCGAACGAGGCGGCAAGCGAGACTGAGCTTCGCTCCTGCAACGACTGGATGGACTCGACCTTGTTCACTCGCAAGGTCGACAAGGAGGTCTCGGCGACGATCCTGATCATGCAGCGCTTGCACCAGGCGGATCCGACGCAGCACATGCTGGACCGGGCGAACGACGACAACCCGATCAAGCACATCAGGCTGCCAGGCGAGCTGGTCGCAGGCATCGAGCCCGTTCCGGCGTCGTTGCGCGAGCACTACGTCGACGGCCTGCTCGACGTGCATCGGTTGAAGCGACGACAGCTCGCCGAGCTCCGGATCAAGCTGGGCGACTACGGTTACGCCTCGCAAATCCTCCAGGTTCCTGTGCCCCCGGAGGGAGGCACGTTCATCGTCGAGCGGTTTCGCATCGCGCATCCCACGGTGACGATCGTTCGGCAAGCCCGGTTTTGGGACAAGGCGGCGACGCCTGGGAAGGGCGACTGGTGCGCGGGAGTCCTGGTGGGTCGCGACATCAACAACGCCTGGTGGGTGCTCGATGTGCGGCGTGGCCGGTGGGACACGCACACGCGAGAGCAGGTCATCCGGGACACGGCAGAGCGCGACGGGGCGGCGACGTTGATCGGGATCGAGCAGGAGCCCGGGAGCGGGGGCGTCGACTCGGCCTGGATGACGATTTCTAACCTGGACGGATTCAACGTGCGGGCCTTTCGCTCGACTGGCTCGAAGGTCGAGCGCGCGACGCCAGTCTCCGTGCAAGTCAACGCGCGCAACTTTCTCATTGCCGCCCAGGCGTCGTGGCTCTCCGACTTCATCTCCGAGCTGCATCACTTCCCATTCGGCCTGCACGATGATCAAGTCGACGCTCTCGCCGGAGCGTTCAACATGCTGGCAGGGGTGGGTCCGCGCAAGCGAGCAGGCGCGCTCATGCGCAGGCGAGTCGTGCGTCCGCCTTCGCCCGACGATCGAGCGACGACAATACAGGCATGAGTTGCATGCACGACGACGAGGCTGCCCGCAGGCTGGCCAGGCCTGTGCGCCAAAGCGCGCCTGACGCGCTCTTCGAGATCCCACCGGACTGGCGCGAGCACTGGTGGCAGATGCCCAGCTTCCGGATGCGCGACGCGACCGCGTTGCATCAGGTCGTCGTCAACTTCATGACCCGCGAGGACATCGAGTGTTTCTCGCAGCTCACTGGTCTTCCAGTCGCGGAGACCTCGTCGTCGACCTGGTTCCCACACCAATTGCGCCTGAATGGCAGCTACGAATACGACGGCGGCCCAGTGCCCAACAAGTATCCGATCTGTCTTCCGTCGAAGGGGCGCGCGGACTGCCAACGCACGGCGCGCGTCCTTGATCGCATGGGCCTGCCATATCGCTTCTTCGTCGAGAAAACCGAGTTCCGGGAATACGTCAGGCACCTGGGGCGCGAGCGCGTCGTCCGGATGCCGTTTCACGATCTGGGCAAGGGTTCCATCCCTGCGCGCAACTACATTTGGGACTGGGCGCGCGATCACGGGCATCGGAGGCATTGGGTCGTCGATGACAATATCATCGCCTTTGCGCGCTGCAACGACAATCGGCGCCTGTGCGTGCGCGGGGGCGGGTTCTTCCGGGCGATGGAGGACTTTGTCGATCGGTATGAGAACATTGCCCTGGCCGGGCCGCACGAGCGCGGTTTCATGCCAGATCGCAACGGGCGCGCGTCGCCCTACCTCCTGAACACCCGGGTCTACTCCTGTATCCTGATCGACACTACACTGCCAGATCGGTGGCGGGGTCGCTACAACGAGGACACGGACCTGTCGCTCCGCCTGCTCAAGCAGGGCTGGTGCACGCTCGTCTTCCGCGCCCTGCTCATGCGCAAGTGGTCCACCGTGGGTGTCGTGGGGGCGAAGGCACTCAGGGGCGGCAACACTGACCATGTCTACAACACCGGCGACCACCGGCGCGAGTTCGCCGAGAGCATCGCGCGCCAGCACCCGGACGTCGCTCGCGTCGTGTGGCGCTTCAACCGGTGGCATCATCTCGTCGACTACTCGCTTTTTCGGCACAACAAGCTGCGACTCAAGCCCGGTGTGGTTCCCGTTCCGGGCGACAACGAATACGGGATGAAGCTCGTCCGGACGAAGAAGCTGGCAAAATAGATTGGATCCTCGCCGCTTCCGAAGTCGTTGACTTCCGTAGACTTGCGCGCCCCCTCGCTCTGCGGGGCGATTTCATCGGAAAATTGTAGTCGACAACGCCCTGCCGATGGCGATGATCGTCGTCGATGAAGACACATACGCTCTTGAATCGCAGAACACACAACATGATTGCGCTCGTGGCTGCACGGCAGATCAGCGACCTATATCGCCAGACGGCTCGGCGGTTCAACTCGGTTGGCGTTGACGAGACGTTCAAGTGGTTCGGTTTCCCGGCGACGATCGACGCTCATCTCGCGCAACCGGGATTCCGATCAGGCATCATCGAGCACACCGAAGCGATCTACGGCAAACTTGATCGCCGGGTGAAGATCGACTGGATCCGTGTGCTACAGATCGCTGACGCCGAGATTCGTTTCGCGTTCTCTTGCGACGTCGAGCTGCACAAGACCGCAACGACGATCGCACTTTTTCGCGCTGCTCGCGATCGCGCCGAGCAGGAAGCCGAGATGCGCAAGAACGATCCCGCGCTTCTCAAACACGCAACGAACTGATGCACACACACAATGAAGACACACACGACACGACAGACGCTCGCGGGACCGATCCCGCATGCGAACGACACGCTCTCACGATGCGCAAGCGCAGTGCTCGCGATCAAGCGCAGGCAAGCAATCGGCGAGGAGCTTGACGCGCAGTTCGACGGGGGCGAGTTCAGCCGTCCCGCTCACGCTCGCATCTTGCAAGACGAGCTGATGCGCTGCGTCGCCCGCTTTGGCTTCACGCCGACAGGCTACGACATCGCGGTTGGCCGCCGGGTGTGCAACCGCTTCGCTCACTTCAATGAACTCCTGATCGACTGACAACAACTGAGGGGACACGCAACATGACATCAGCACGAAAGAAACTGGCCGAGGCGATCCGCTTTGCGGGGCACGGCTTCTCACACGAGCAAGTCAAGGTGGTCGCAGACGCGCTCACGACAAGCGAGCGCGAGCGCGCCCGCTTCACCGAAGCGGCGACGCCGAGCTGCCTGAAGGTGAAGGGCAGCGATCGCGTCATCCGCATGGGCGCGCCGCTCTCTGCAATCGTCACGATCTGCGAGCGCATCCTTGACACTGAGAACTGGAAGAATGGCACCGCGTGTCCGTTCTTCACGAGCGACTACATGCTCGCGCTCGACGTCGAGAGTGCGCTCGCGTTCTACTGCGGCGGCGCAGAGCGTCACGAAATCACGCTTAAAGGCCCGGGTGGCATGCTCGTCAGGCTTCACAAGGTGACATCGAAAGGGTACTATCACTACACGGGTGCGTGATTGACAAGCGCGACACGATCGCGTAGGCGACCAGGGCGATGGGCATGGGCTCATCGCCCTTCTTCTTTTGTATCATCCGATCAAATACACATGACTGCCAATCAAGCCTTCGCCCGCACCCTTGTGCGCAATATTCTGATGTCCCGGGGTGCGCTCGCGTCGCACCTCATCGATCCGAAGAGAAACATCGACGCCGAGTGCGGCTACCCGAGCGAGCCAACCTTGCAGGACTATGACGCGCTTTACTCTCGCGAGGGCATCGCAACTCGCGTCGTGCATGTGCTCCCGGACGAAAGCTGGTCAATGGACCCCGAGATTGTCGAGGGCGAGCAGTCGAAGGAGACGAAGTTCGAGACCGAGCTCGCCAAACTGATCGAGGAGCACAACCTGTTCAGCGTGCTTTGTCGCGCGGATGGGTTGAGCGGGATTGGATCGTTTGGCGTCATCGTCTTGGGTATCGACGACGGCAATACACTGGACCAGCCAGTTGACGGCGTGACTGCTGACTCGGACATTCATCCCGTCAAGACCAAGAGCAAGTTCAAGCTGCTTTATGTTCGCCCGCTCGACGAGAGCGCAGTGTCGATCAAGGAGCGCGATCGCGACCCGCGCTCGCCTCGCTTCATGCGCCCGTCGATGTATGCAATCCGCTTTGACACGGCGAGCCAGGCGGTCGCTGGGGGCACGAGTGTTGCGACGATCACACCGTCGACAGAAACGCTCGTGCATTGGTCGCGCGTCATTCACCTTGCCGACAACCGACGCAATGACGACACATTTGGCACGCCGCGCATGCGTCCAGTATTCAATCGGCTGTATGATCTTCGTAAGCTCATGAGCGGCGCGACGGAGATGTTCTGGAAGGGAGGGTTTCCTGGAATCGGGATCGAAGCGAACTCGGGTGGCGCGAACATCGCGATGGACCTGGACGTCGAATCGATCTCGGAGGAGCTGGAGAAATACTTCAACGGCTTGCAGCGCTCGATCGCCGTCGAGAATGCCGCGATCAAGTCTCTGGCGCCACAGGTCGCTGACCCGCTCCCGCACTTCGAGATGAATATCAAGGCGATCTGCATCGCGTTGCGCGTTCCCTACCGGATCTTCATGGGCACGGAGGAAGCGCAGCTCGCAGGATCGCAGGACATGCGGGTATTCAATCGACGACTACAAACCCGGCAACAGAAGTATCTCACGCCGTACATCGTTCGCCCGCTCGTCAATCGGCTGATCACCTATGGGACAATTTCGTTCGTCGATGCGTTCGACGTGAACTGGAAGGACCTCAACACCCTGGGCGACATCGAGAAGGCGGACGTCACGGTGAAGCGCACGGATGCCCTGGCGAAGTATCTCTCTGGAGGCGTCGACACGCTTGTCCCGCCGCGCGAGTACATGATCCAGTTCCTCGACATGCCTGCCGACGAGGTCGACGCGATCGAGAAGGCTGCAGAGAAGTATACGGCAGAGCTCGAGGAGAAGGCCGAAGAAGAGGCCGAGCTCATGCGCGAAGACCTGGCGGAGCAGGACGTCGACGGCAACGACCAAATCGAGCTGGCGGCGCCAAACGACAAGATGAAGCAAGCGAACGGGACCCAAAAGCTGCCAGCCACGGGCCGGGGCGTCCAGGCCCAAGTCAAGACACGCACCACCACGAGGAATTGACAGGAATCGACCCGTCCTGACGACCCTAAAGCGGTGGAACGTCGCACGATGAGCGAGCAACGCAAGGTCCTGTCATTCCGGGTGGGAAAGACGACATGAGCGCGCCAGCACTTGCCCGTTACCGCGCGATCAGGAACGGCTGGCGTCCAGCTCCGTTTGTCACGTCGAACGCACGGGTGGTGCGTGCTGGTCGCGCGCAACGCATCGACCCCACGAAGCTGGGGGGCGTCCGTCGCAGGTATCTTGCAGACATCAATCGGCAATTCGCAGAGCTGTGGAAGCGCATCCGGAAAGAGTTCGTCGACGATGACATCTTTGGGCTGGACCCGGCGCGCAGGCAAACTGGTCTTGGTGGTGTGCACAACGCGGACGGGATCGTGCGCAATCTCTACCAATACCTGACCGACAAGGACAAGGTTGTTGCCTTCAAGCAATGGCTTGATCAGCAATTCCAGGCGGGCGTGATCTCGAATCCAGTGGGGGCGACGCACATCGAGAGCGCATACCGCAAGGCAGTCGTTGATGCCTACGCCCGCAAGTTTCCTGAGGTAGTTGCTGAGTCACTACCATTTTACCGTGGTTCGCGCGAGGAGTTTCTTCGCAGCGCGTTCACTGGTGGCGTTGCCCGACAGAAGATCGAGTTGCTGGCAACGCGCGTTTTTGAGGAGATGAAGGGACTGACCGAGCAAATGAAGACTGGGATGAACCGGGTCCTGGCGGATGGGATGCTCAGGGGTGCTGGTCCGATGGAGATTGCGCGCGAGTTGAAGAACGTCATGGGGATTGGCACACGCCGCGCGCGCACGATCGCCCGCACCGAGCTCACACGCGCGCATGCTGAAGGAACGCTCGACAGCTACAAGGAACTTGGAATCGAGGACGTTGGTGTGCTTGCCGAGTGGAGCACGGCAGGCGATGACCAGGTATGCATTGAGTGCATACAAATGGAGGGCAAGACGTTCACAGTGGACGAGGCTCGTGGCATGATCCCAGTGCATCCAAACTGTCGGTGCGCCTGGATTCCATCTGAGGGCGCGCCCATGGGCATGCCGACGCCAGAGAAGAAGACGACGCTGGAGCCCATGGTGGGACTTGATACGTCGATGACGCTCTCCGATGTCGTTGACGCGAAAGTTGACAGCGCGGTGCAGTTGGGAGGCTCGACTGGCGCGCGCTTGCTCAACGTCACGGATAGCCAAGGCGCGACGACGCGCTGGGTCGCGAAGAACTACAGTGGGCGCGTCGAGAACGTCCTGAACGAGTTCCTGACGAATCGCTACTACCTCGAGTTCGGGAGTGGTAATGTCGTCCCGGATACGCGGCTGGCGATGTTCGAGGGCAAGGCGACGTTGCTGACCAGGTTCAACCCGAACCTGAAGTTCCTCAAGGACATGATGCCAGCTGAGGCGAAGGCGTTCAAGCTTGCTGCACGCAAGGATTTTGTCACTGACGCCTGGCTCGCGAACTGGGACGTCGTTGGTCTCTCGCAAGACAACATCGCCTGGGACACAGTTGCAAAGAAGGTCGTCCGAATCGACAATGGTGGCGCGCTTCGCTTTCGCGCGCAAGGCACGCCAAAGGCAAATCTCTTTGGCTACGATGTAAACGAGATCAAGACCCTGCTCGACCCAACGATCAACCCAGCCTCGTCGGATTTCTTTGGCAAGATTGCGCCGAACACGATGTGGTCCGAGTTGACGGACTTCATCAAGCGACAGCAGGGCAAGACCGACATCTGGACCCGTGTCCAGACAATCGCTACACAGGCGACAGACGCGCTTGCAAAGCGTGGGTTGGTCACGTCGAACACAGCCAGTTCGCTCGTCACCGAATATGCTAAGACCCTGACTCTTCGCTTCGAGAGCATCAAGAAGCAGCGCACGTTGCTGGGTGCAGCGAACACCGCCGCAGCGAAGGCGAAGAAGTTCTCGGCAGCAATTCCAGCGACGCGATCAGTTGGAGCTGGCACTCGACCCAAGGTCACCTCGATCGCCGAACATCAAGAATGGGAGAACAAAGTGGGTTGGAAACTGACATACGATGAGAAACAGGCCGTGCGCGAGTTCACAGGCTACAACTACACTGACATCAATAACGACTTGATTCAGGCGCACCGCGCTGTCCGTGCTGGAACCTACGCAACGGTTGACGATGCACTGCAGGGCCGCGCCTGGAGAAAGGTCATTCACAACCTTGATCGAGCGTTCGAGAAGTCGCCTGAATATGACGCGCCTGTCATCCGGGGCGTTTACTTCGGTGGGCCGAAGGGTGACGCGATGCTCAACCAATGGAAAACTGGCGCGTGGGCGAACATGGACATGGCTGGGTTCTCGTCGGCTTCACCGCTCAAGTCTTTTCGGGTCAACACGCAACTCTACTTCCCACGCGGGCACGGTGGGATGTATGTCGACGCGATCAGCGAGAACGCCGGCGAGTATGAGGTCTTGATTCCGCGCGGGACGAACTGGCGGGTCACCCACTTTCATGTTGATGCGAATGGGACGAATCACATTGCCCTGGAGCCCGCACAACCTGGCGCGCTCTTGTCGCAAGTCACGCCCACGGATCCTGGTATTGCCTTCTTCAAGACACTCCAAAGAGAGGCGAAGAATCAAGCCTTGAGGACACACAACGGTAATTCGGCGATGACTGCATACGGGACAATCATTCAAATCTAGGCGCACAACGAGCGTCGACAATAGACACACGATGAAGAAAAAGCAGGATGAGGAGCGACCCTACCAAGGAGCAGGACACGCCGACACGATGTCAGACGTCTTCGACATGCCACCGTGCATGTCGTGCAAGCACCTGTTGCACGTAGGGACGCAGGACTTGACGAGCGGCTGGACCTGCAAGGCCTGGCCGACCGAGATCCCGTGGTCGATTCTCACGCGCGAGCGCAAGCACGACGTAGTTGTTCCGCACACACAGGAGGGCGACTACGTTTTTGACTCGCACTTGATCGACTTCCCGGATGGCACAGTCCGAAAGGAAGATTGGGACGGCAAGCTCATCATCGTCGGGCGCGCGAAGAAGAAGGGCTAGCCAGCACCCGTTCACTCTTTGGTGGCCCGGCGCACGACGCGCTGGGCACCAAGTAATGGAAAAACCAATACACACAGCCAAAAACAACCATGCCCAAAAGCAACAGCACGAGCATAGTCCTGATGAGTGAAGAAGAGGAACGGTCCAGACTCATCGATTGGGCTGAGCACAAACTGCACCGTTGTGTCCAGCGCCAATTCTATGGCAAGGTCACGTTTCTACTCGAGTGTGGACGGATCGTTCGCTCCGTCACCGAAGAAAGCGAGATGCCAGGATCTCCGAGCGTAGTGGACGACTAAATACGATTTTGCTTGATGTCCGTTCTTTTTTGAACAAATAGCCGAGTCTGAAGTATCAACGAAAGAGCTTCACCGCGCAGCTTCAGGTATCGACGAACGAGCCTCACCCTGTGCGGTGAGGCTTTTTTGTATTCTCAAATCAAGCATAATCCCAAAATGACGAAAAGGAAGCAGGCAGGTTTCTGGGCGGAGGCCCGAAGTGGCTCTCGGCGCACTTCAAAAAGTTCACTTGTGAGAAACGACTCAGCGCCGCCTGCCGAAGACCAGGCGACGATTGAGCACCTCACATTCAACCTGAAGACGTCGCTGGTTCGGAACGACAAGATGGAAGGTCGCGACTACCTGGTTGTTCCGATGGTGATGATGGTCGAGGGCGTACATGTGGGCTCGAATGGCCCGCTACTCTACCCAGCGGACGAGCTGAAGAAGACTCCAGAAGTCTGGAACATGAAGCCGGTGGTCGTCTATCATCCGGAAATCAACGGACAGGGAGTCACCGCATGCGATCCCGACGTTGCGACCAAGCAAAAGATTGGCGTGATCATGAACACGCGCTGGGACGCGCGCGCGAAGCGACTCAAGGCCGAAGCGTGGCTGGAGGAGCATCGCGTGCGGGAAGTCGACGATCGCATTGCCAACGCGATCGAGGAGAATCAGGTCCTCGAGTTGTCGACTGGGCTCTTCACTGACAACGAGACCAAGACTGGCGAGCACAATGGCGAGGCCTACGTTGCGATCGCGCGCAATTATCGGCCTGATCATCTCGCTGTCCTGCCCGACAGGATTGGTGCATGCTCGGTTGCCGATGGCGCTGGCTTCATCCGCAATGAGCTGATCGGGCACAACGTGCCGCGCGAGCAGATCGACAAGGTCCGTGCGTTGGTCTTGAATACGGTGGAGACACTGGGCTTGCGCGAGCTTGTCGTGAATGAGCTGTCACACGGCGCCGTCCGCGACCAGCTGTTTGACGCGCTGATCAAGCGGTTCCCGGGCAAGAAAACGGAGCTCGGCAACGCTCCCGGTCCGTGGGTGGAGTCCGTCTTTGATGGCTTTGTCATCTTTGAGCGCGAGGGAAAGCTGTATCGGCTTCCCTACACGATCGAGGATGACACCGTGCTTTTGGCTGACAAGGAACCAACGATGGTCAACCGAGTCGTCGAATATCGAACCGTGGCAGGCGCCGTGATTGGAAACAACCTGACCACCAACAGTCCGAAACTCAGTAACAACGAAGCAAATACACAAATGAAAGAGAAACTGGTCAATGACCTGATCGCCAACCACGGCTGGGAGGAAACCGACCGCGCGTTCCTGCTCAGTCTCAACGAGGACGGCTTGTCCAAGCTGTCCAAGTTCAAGAAGGACGTGCCCGTCGCATCCCCGCACGGCGCATCCCCGCCCGTCGCGAACAAGCAGATGACTCCCGAGGAGTTCATCGCTCAGGCACCCGAGGGCATGCGCGACATGCTGCAAAGCGGGCTGATCTCGTTCAACGAGCAGCGCGCCAGCCTGATCGCTTCGATCAAGACGAACGAGCTGAACGAGTTCAGCGACGACGAGCTCGGCGCGAAGAGCCTACGGGAACTGAAAGTCCTGGCGAAGCTCGCGACGAAGCCAGCCGTGCACAACTACGCCGGACTTGCGCCGGTCGCGGGCGCACCCGCGAAGAGCGTCGAGACCTGCCTTCCCCTTCCGAAGTGGGAGTGAACCGTATTCACTAACACAAGACAACTCAGCAACCCAATAACTCAGTAATCAAAGCAAGCAATGTCCACCAACACAAAGACGATCGTGGTTCGGGGCAACCTGAACCAATACCACGACGAGTTTCCGGCCGACGCTGCATTGTCGCCGGGGCACGTCCTCCAGAAGAACAGCGATGGTGAGGTCCTCAAGACGACGAGCGCGGAAGGCAAAGCCTGGAATCGCCTCATCGCGAAGGAGAACGCCCTGCTCGGCGCGACCGAGGATGACGCCTACGCTGCCGCCGACGTCGTTCCCGTTCACGTCTGCCAGCCCGGAGACATCGTGCGCGCGTTTCTCACGCCTGGTGTCTCCTACGCGATCGGTGACCAGCTCATCCTGAGCGACACTGCTGGCCAGCTCAAGAAACTGGCGTCCGTGTCATCTGGCGTCACCGTGCGCAAGGTCGTGGGCGAGATCCGCACCGCACTCAACCTGAGCGCGTCCGGAGCCGTCGCGACGAAGGGCGAAGTCTTCATCTACTGACCTCGCACAAGTCCCACAAGCACACAATCAACAATCGTCAGTAACAAAAAACTCAATACACGAAATGAACTTGGATTTCATCATCAACGGACAAGCACAGGGTAGCACCGCCTCCCGCCTGCTTGCCATGAATGGCGACACGCGCGCCCTCCGCCCGTGGCTTGGCGAAGATGGTCGCAGCTACATCGGCGTCACGATCGACGGCAAAGAGGAGCCTGTTCCGGTCCAGAATGCGACTGCCACCCTCCGCAAGGACGAGTGGATTCAGCTCGATACTGCGATCCTCAAGGCTGCGAAGCCGCGACTCAAGCTCGTTGCTAACCTGCGCGCTGCCGGACTCACCTACTCGATTCCGAATGGACTTGGGAAGACGGTCCTCCAGCACCAGGCACAGAGCGACATCAACGAGGCGTCCATCAGCATGGATGGACTCAAGCGAGGTGACCGTGACCGTCCGCACTACGACATCACGAACCTGCCGCTTCCCATCATCCACAAGGACTTTTCGTTTTCGCTGCGCGAGATTCTCGCGTCGCGCAACGCGGGAAGCCCGCTCGACACAACCGTCGCGGAGCTTGCTGCGCGCCGGGTGGCCGAGAGCGTCGAGAAGCTGGCGACCGGCACGTTCGGCCAGTATTCGTTCGGGGGCGGCACCGTCTACGGTGTCACCAACTTCCCGAGTCGAATCACCCACACGGTTACGGCTCCCACGACGAGTGGCTGGACTCCGTCGGTCGCAGTGACGCAGGTCCTCGAGATGATGCAGAAGTCTCGCGTGAAGAAGCACTATGGCCCATGGAAGCTGTATGTCTCCAGCGCCTGGGACGGCTACATGGACCGCGACTACTCCACCAGCTACGCTGGAGAGACGCTGCGGTCCCGCCTGC